ATGGCAGATATTAAAATGAGTGAGTTTAAAGAAGTTGATAAGGTCGATAAACTTTTAGGATTAGACGACAGTGGGAATGGATGCTGTATATGTAATGATGTATTATTGGATAACCTTTTCCAAGTAAGAGGTACAGTATTAAGTGATTTAGATAATTATACCAGTAATGGCGTCTATGGAATTAATAGAGATGTATATGATATAGATTTTTGTAGTTTTGGTATGCTCATCGTTTTTAGCGCACCTGGTACAGCTAATGCTGGAAACCCAATAGTTCAATTTATTATTGCCAGTTACGGAGCAATTCTTACCAGAATAAAGTGGCATGTCGATGATTGGTCGGATTGGAGAACAATATCTTTTACTTAATTTGTGTGGCATTATTAGCTGCTGTCCTTTTTGCTACATCTCATGCCCCTAAAATGTACAAAGGTATATGGCAGATAAGAGAGAAAACGAAATGTCCAATGTTGATTCTGTGGATTATTTGAGGGCTATAAAAGGAAATAACAGTGTTTTATTGCCGATAAGTAAACTCATAGATCAAGGTGATGTAGTTGGTTACAAGGGATTTCAAGAGAATGACGATCTGAATAATTATAAAAGAAATGGAGTATATGGGCACTCTAATACATCCACATTGAATACTGTTACTAATAGACCTGCAGGAACGGTTGGAGAGGCCGTATTGTTAGTACTCTCTTGCAGTAATAACTATATATCTCAAATATATTTTAATATTACCGAGAACAGCATTTCTGTAAGGTTTTTAAATTATAATCAGTGGACTTCGTGGAGGAAAATATCTTTCATATCATAATAGTTTATTGCTGGGACTAAGTACCCAGCAATAATTCTATAAGATATATACCTGAAACGAACATCCGTCTATATAATTATTCTTAAGCAAAAACGTAGCATCACCTGTACTCAATAAGCAGAAACGTTCATCAGTATCATCGGTTGTCCACATATCATATCCTGAAAATTTCATAATAGTTCCATATCCGGTCGAGAACATTGCTTGTGCTCCATGTTTCGACGTTTCACATACGTAAATCAATTTATATTCAGCCTTTAATTCAACAGTCTCCCCTTTGTTTAATATCCCACTCCAACATAAATTGCGTGGAAGGTTGCTATTAAAGTCTTTCAATGTCATTTTAGCTTGGGAACCGGCCGCATCTTCTACATATACATAATTTGCATCTGTCACCTGCTGAAACTCATTCATCTTCTTGTCTGCCATATCTTTGTACATTTTAGGGGCATGAGATGTAGCAAAAAGGACAGCAGCTAATAATGTCACACAAATTAAGTAAAAGATATTGTTCTCCAATCCGACCAATCATCGACATGCCACTTTATTCTGGTAAAAATTACCCCGTCGCTATTAATAATAAATTGAACTATTGGGCTTCCACCATTAGCAGTATCAGGTGCGCTAAAAACGATGAGCATACCAAAACCACAAAGACCTATATCATATGCATCTCTATTAATTCCATAGATGCCATTACTGGTATAATTATCTAAATCACTTAATACTGTACCTCTTACTTGGAAAAGGTTATCCAATAATACATCATTACGTATACAGCATCCATTCCCACTGTCGTCTAATCCTAAGAGTTTATCGACCTTATCAACTTCTTTAAACTCACTCATTTTAATATCTGCCATATCTCATAGATTTTAGGGGCGTCAAATCTGCCATGAAAATCAGCCCAATTTAACAATTAATTATTATCTCGTTTTTGTAAATTAAAAATCATATTTTTCCGTAATATCTGAAGAATTCAAAAGGCATTCTCACATCAAGATATCCGTCTATCATTTCATTGGATTTTGCCTCCATTTCGAACGCTGAATTCCCATACGATATTTTGTTCCCATCCGCTCCATGTACACCTTTGAAAAAATGGTAAACACGAGAAACGACATATTCCAACCCGTACTGCAGATAGAACCACAACGGGCACAATAGATACATCCACACATTGAACCCTGTAAGGAGCATAACAAGCGTCAACAGAATCGCTGAAGCAATCATGCACTCCTCCCATTGCCTCACATGGATGGCTTCATGGTTAAGAACCCGCTGCTTCATTTCCTCCTTCTTTTTCTTCGTGAAAACGAAACAACCTAAAGTGATGGTACTGTAGCCTTGCCACAACAGCCACTTTGCTAATTTGCTTTCATAAAATACTTTCATATCAATTATCTATTAGGATAAGATTTGGTTATCACATTATTCTTTAAAAAGGTTATTCCAGATGTATTTATCATGACATCATAAAAATCATTGCCATTATTTTCTGAAACATTTATAAGTTGAGGTCTTATTAATACGTTGTATCTTGGATTTCCAGAAGCATACTGAGTCAATTGCATACGAGGATATGTTCCTCCGTCATGATCTATAAAATCCATAGTACCCACTAACAAATCATCTGAGCCATACATTCTAAGGCTGTTCGTTGCAGAATCAATCACAATACGTTTTCCATTGACCGATGTAGATACTTTGCCGGTAATTTCTATATCTCCGTTTTCTTTGATAACAAAGGAGTTATTGGGTGACTTGATATTCTTAAAAGTACCACTCGTTGCATTGACTTCTCCGGTTATTTCTGCATTTTCAGCATGTACTCTCCCGCCTTCAGTAACCCGGAAAGGAGCATTATCAGGAGTGGGGCTTCCGGCCCACATCCGTATCTTCTCACCGGATTGGCTTCCGCTAAGTCCCGCTGTTACTGCTCCATCATCCTTCTTAATAAGCAGCTGATTCCCCTGCATAAAATCAATCTGCGCATCCTTCGCAATGATAAGCGAGGTGAAGATAGCTGTCGTATTAAGCCCGAATTCTTCCCAGTAGGTAGAATTACCCGGAGCATTGGCGAGCGAACTCGTATGGGTAGTCTTACACTTATAGGCTTTCCAGCCGGTGGCAACTTGATCGTCTCTCACAAGGGCTACATCCAAATAGCGTGTACCAGAAGTGAGTGATTCGTCATTACGCCATTGTTCCCCAATCTTCCATTCTCCTTTGCGGATGATACAACCTTGTATACCCGGATCACCTTTAATGCTTTCACCATCCGTACCGTCCTGAGCAACAAGTTCATATTCGGCTGTATTGAGTTCCCCGGTCAATATATAGCCGTAGGTTTTCCCGCCGTCCTGTGTCTGCAACAGGCGGTTACCGTCCTTATCGGTGATAGTCCACATCGGAGGATTATCAGTACCTGCAGGAACCGTACACTGCCACGTAGCATTTCCCATACGGACAATACCCAGATATGGAATATGCTTACCCGTCTGCCACTGGCCATGGTTACTGACACTATCCCCATCTTCGCCATCTTTACCGTCCTCACCCTTGAATTTACTCCATGTATAATCAGTCGGATTCGTGCTCTCAACAGCAGTTTCTTTGTTCACAGCTATACCTATGTATTTCGTATTTTCATTAGGCTGCTGATACATACCGCTACCGTCGGCGTTATCAGAGTATGCGACCCAAGTGTAGTAAGTCTTACCGTTTTCTCCCGGAAGACCAATACCATCTTCTCCTTTAATATCACTCCACTGATAATCCTTTGGATCGTTGCTTTCTACTGAGGTTTCTTTATTATGAGCCAGTCCTAGAAACTTTTTTCCGACGGGACTGTCGCTGATTCCGTTACCTTGAGCGTCATCAGCATAGCGAATCCATGTGTAGAGTACTTTCCCATCCTTACCTGGTGTACCAGGTATACCATCCGTACCATCCTGAGCTATCATTATATACTCGGTGGAATTCTCGGTTCCGGTCAATATATAGCCATACGTTTTCCCGCCGTCCTGTGTCTGCAATAATCGGTTACCGTCCTTATCGGTAATAGTCCACATAGGAGGGTTGTCAGTTCCTGCAGGAACTGTACACTGCCACGTAGCATTTCCCATACGGACAATACCCAGATATGGAATATGCTTACCCGTCTGCCACTGGCCATGGTTACTAACACTATCACCATCTTTACCGTCCTCACCCTTATTAACCTGCTTCAGCCAGTCTGCATTCCCTTCAGAGGGTTCAGAAAAGCTTCCCTTTTCGTTCACACAGAGCCAGATACTTCCGTCATGACTGACCCTATCGTAGAAATCGTATTCCGTTTTCGGTGTCCATGCTTCCCGGTCATTGGCCGTATATACAGGTGTACCGTCAGGTTTCATCTGCCGTACCGTACCTGTGAAATACACGCTGTTCAGATACATGGAGTATCCTGTCATATCCAGGCCATGCACGTTCAAGTTGGAGAGATCGCCAGACTGCATAGCGATGTTCGCGGCCGATATCTCCCAGGTATTCTGGTTACGGAGCATACGACTGTAGGTGCGAGTTTCATATACCGACGTTTGTCTGTCGGGGTTGGTAAAGTTTCCGTAGCAGGAAAAATGCATATACTTCTGCGGATGCAGTGTTGTCCCCGGACGCAACGAATAGCGGAACGTACCATTATCCTGTCCGGACACTCCGGTTATACGAAAATATGCCGTTCCAAAACCTGCAAAACGGAAATTCCCCTTACTATCATCCGAATCTTCGGTGGCATTCAGTGTCCTGTCATCAAAATGGATGATACCCATACTTATGTCGTCCGCCGCAACAGCGCCTATTTCTCCGGCTTCCAGTTTAAGGTGTACGGTACCGGTGGAGAGAAGTTTTCCTTCACTGTCAGTGTCAATTTCCACACTCTCAATAATGCCCACACCCGGCGTGCGCCATTTAATGCCGGCATACACTTCCACACGATTAAGCCTGAGTTCGGGCACTTCCAACCATTCCCAAAGCCGTAAGCCTCGCATTTCGCCGTTACCGTTCTCGTCGATCTTGGCACCAAAACCAGTCAGTCCGGAAGCAAAACCTGCCTTACCGAACACTGCACCTGCCAAAAAAGATACAAGAAAAGATGTCTGGTCCGGTTGGTTCTTATGTAGATAGATATTCTCAAGGTCTTTTATCAGATTAAGAATACCAACGAACGTACGTCCTACACGTTCTGAGGTGTTTTCATTCTCCCGGGTGGCATATCGTATATACCGGGCCAGTTCTTTAAGTATCTCAATCGTATCTGCCATATTATATAAATGCTTTCCGACAATTTACAGCCACATAGGATTGTGACATATGTATTGCCGCAACCACTCCATAAAGTTGGTTGTCATTGTTTGTCACATAGTCTGCTTCCACCTCTTCCAATGAAAAGGAAAGCCTGTAACGCTTCTTCTGTTTGTCTTCGAGCAACTGATTGAATAATTCATCTAAAATACGCTCACACTTGTCAATTGTTGTTTCTATCTGTATATAATCGGAAGTGTCGGATACATGCTCCACAACAAAAAGCAGGTAATCACGTTCTTTCCGGTACGCTCCCGGACCACCGCCGTAACCGAATCCGGAACCGCGATCCAGAATCACCGCTGGATAATGGAGCACACTGTCCAATGCCGTATGCTTTTCTCTCTCGGATGAGAGAAAGTGCACCTCGCCATTCTCCTTGTGCCGGATGTCAACGTGTTTTTCGGCCAAATTCTCTATGTACTCTGAAAATGTCATTTTTTCTGTTTTTGAGCGTCACGTATTTTTTTATTAAGCAGGCGGAATGCAGTAGCTACCGGCATTGCCTGATATTTCTCCATGACCGCCACATCATCACCGACAAAGGCGTCGAATATGTCGAGCCAATTGACTGACGGTGCAGCCGGCTTCTTTTGCTTGTCTTCCGGTTCCCGTTCGCCATCCAGCGGAAACAGGAAAGGAAAAGCCTTCGAGAGCCACCTCTTGACAAAAACGTAGTTCAGGAATATGGCGTATTTGACATATCTGTCAATCTTTGCCACCTTCTTTATCCGTTTTTGCAATATCAGCGGTTTCTGACGGCTAAATAAGCCGTTTTTTCCACCCGTCGGTAGGACAATATATTCGTTATCTTTCAGATATAACATTGACACAAAAGTGTCCAGTGAGGTATCTTTACCATCACGAACGTAACGGTTGAAAGCTGTGTCCACGTGCATGAAATGCTCAAAGCACATACCTTTCAGACGTTCACCCGGCGCCTTGAGTCCTGCCACATCGGAAAGGATGAAACGGTCCATCCGGACACGACAGTCACCGATGAACTCTACAAGCTCGCTAAGCTTGTACATGCAGTAATTGTCGGAATCGACTCCTGACGGTAGGGAATAGAACTTCTTCAGGAATGATGACTCATCCATTTCCTGAAGATACAGCCGCGACACGAGCAGAAACTGTTCCGGTGTCAGTTCTTCCCATTTCTCCGGTACCGGACACGTCACTTCGCGTCGGATGCCGAAACTGCGGTATTCAATGCGAAGCTCTTTCATGTCCAGAATGTACGTTTATGGTCATTGTCCCGGTCGAATATTCTTCTGGGATCACCGGTATATAACTCTGCAAAATAACTGCGTGCCGTCCTTAGCAGAGCCGTCATGTACATATCCGCATCCGCTTTCAGGTTCTGAATCTGTACGGCTATGCGTTCCGCATCGACGGGTTTCTTTTCCTCATTGCCTTTTTCTCCCGGCTGTACCGTAGTGAAGTACAGTCCCCGGTCCGTTATGCTGCCCGTTTCCATCAACAGACGCCTGACCGCCATCGCAACAATGTAGCGGGAACAGGCCAGGCGCAGACGTTCCACATCTTTCCGCCGCCCTTCATCTTCAGAAGGATTGACCAGCCCGTCAATCAGATGTTCGTATAGTTTGTCACCGATAGCCGGCTGAAGTTGCATTTCCTCAACAAACTTCAGATGCGGTTGTAAACGTAGGAAGATAATCCGGCTGCCATTAATAAAACAGACATCATTGACATCCGCGGTACTGCGAACGATGGCAGATTTACGGTTCAGATAAGCCTGTGAGGTCGCGAACTCCGGATATTCCGCTATATGGGCATACAGGAACTCAAGCAATTCGTCAAGCGCATTGAACCCTTTGTTCCGTAATGATGTCCGCAGGTTATCTTCCTGATACTTGTACACCTGTTGGAATGACTCGTTGTTGTCAGACTTCTGCCGCTGGAAGCCTGCATCGGTGATGCGCATACTGATTTCATCGAAGTCATTCCAGAACGCCAGGTTCGCGTTTGCCCGCTTGCAAATCTCCAGTAAGCGACTGTCTAACTTTTCCCGTTCGGTTGCCCTTTCGGTATTCTGTTCTGGTACATCCGGCTCTGGACCGAATTTGTATATCTCAATCACTTCGCCCGCCATCGCATCGCCTAATAACGGTACAAGATATTGCCGGAAAGCATTCCGAAGCGGCGCTTCCATCATGTCAAAGGAGGTGGCGGTATTCACCTTCATCACCGCTTTCAGCTCCTTGCCGTTGTTCCATTTTTTTGCACTGAATATCATTAGCTCAACGTTTTTTTGGTACCGCTACCGGTATCAAGGGTTACTAAAACCGTATTTCGGAAACGCAGTTCGCATTCCGGCATACCGTTCATCTTTATGTAGAGTTCAATCGGATCCAGGATATTTTGTCGATCAATCCACGCATTGGCTATATTAACGAGGAATGCCTCGCGGATATTGGAGCCTCCCTGGTTGCCCGCGTATGTACCGCCGGGCATACCGGCACCGAGTACATTGGGATTGACCATCAGGGCGAACAGGATTTCCGAGTTAGCAGCTGCTGACACCGGTAGATTGTCACTGCCCTGATATTTATTCTCCAGTGGTTTGATTTTCCATTCTTCCTCAATCCTGCCGTTCATTTCATTTACGGCATAATGCGAAAAGATGGGCTTTTCCGCATTATCCGGGCCGCAAAGGTTCTGCTCCACAGAGTCCATGTACTTCTGTATGGCCGCCTCACGTTCCTTGGCTGAATAGTCCTTGGACGGATATTTTTTCTCCCAATAGGAATACGGTATCTGTACATGCCATTTCCAGGTAATCTGGTTCTTATAGGCTTTCTTGAGAAAATGGGGGATAAGATGGGCTATTTCCACCCATCCGCAGACATAGGCAGGCCACCAAACAGGCATACCGTAAAGGTCGTCATTACTCCAGCTATCTCGTACCGGCATGATGAAACCATCCTTCATTTTTCCGGCAAACTTCAGTACCTCGGCGTGCATCTGCGGATCATATTCGGATAATACATCCAGCTTGGTGTATTTTCCCTTGTCCGGACGCTGCGGCCAATATCCGGAAACGATACATTTGCAGGCACCGTATTCATCCATTTCGGAATAGCGCCGATAAAGTGCATTGACCGGATTAATACCTGCAAAAGAGTTAGTCGCTGCCGACGGTACAAACTGGACCGCTCCGTTACCGAACTTCAGATAGTCCCGAAGTACCTTTTCCATGTAGCGTCTTACATTCCGGGAAGAAATAAAAGCCTGTACCCGGCTGTCCGTAACGGGCTTCAGCAGCTCATTGCCGGCATCATCGTAACCGTTTACCCTGCAAGGATAGATACCCTGTCCGAGTGTCAGGTTACGGAGAAATTTCAGTCCGGTGTTGAGTACGCTGGTATTCCCGATTTCTTCGGCTGCTTTCTGCGGGAAATCGTTCTCATCTCCCCAGGGGCGTACTTTCACCCCGTCAATGTCTATATAGCCGACGTTCGACAGGTCATACGGTGCCAGAATCCTGGCACGCTCTTTCATCTCCTTCTGCGGTGTTCCCGTCGTCTCACCGAATATGTACGTGGACTGCATCAGCAGGGGAATGCCGCTTGAATTAAACAGTATGTTCATCAGAATACGATTTTCATTTTGTTATATTCCAGTATCAGGTCGATATCCACAGGATAGGGATGTCCTTCAGGGTTTCCTTTGCAGTCACAGGGCTGCACACCCCGAAGCTGGTATTCCTTCATGTTCATGCGCCCTGCACCGCATGCGTATGCCTGGGGAATAAAATACACCTTGCCTTCCTTGCTGACGAATTTTATTGAGAAGATATGTCGGTGTCCGCGTTCGTCCATGCGGATATCCATGTCGGCCAAAGCCAAATTTCTGCGTATTGTTTTCATATTATTCAAATGTTTCATCAAATGTATAGTCAAATATTCCGCCGCCAAACGAAGTCCTGTCGAATACATGGTATTTCCGGTTTGCCGGGCAGAAAGTCAGGTTCACGTTCACCCTTTGGTTACTCATTTTCGTATGGGTAAAGTCAATATCCGTAATGATAATCTCCATCAGAAGCGAGGAAGGGTCATACCAATATTGTACCGGTGAGGTTATCATATCTATCAGCGCCTTGTATTTGTTTTCATCCAAGTAACCGGTATTGACGGTACGTAAATCATTAAAGAGGGGATTAAAACGCCTTTTTTGTTTTACCATATCCACAATATCACCTGCCAGTTCCGGGCTGTATTGTACCAATCCGGAGAATGAAATAGACTCAGGAAGCCCGAACATATTATAATAGAGAAACTGATGTGTCTCTCGGTATCCTCTCCGGTCTATAACATATCTCACAAGGTCTGTCAAAGTACCGTTTGTGATACGCATGTCATACGATATGATAGTATCATATTGTACATCTGCAAGGCCGCTTACTCTGACCGGGCTTACATTATATGCCGCCATACGGTTTGCTTCAGGAAGTTTCAGTTCGACGGTTTTCTTGATGCTATTACCTGATTCCAGATAGATAACATCCAAAGATACTTTTGTCTTTTCCGAAACGAAGAGAGAAAGATATTCAATATTACCCAGCCTGATTCGTTTGACTTTGTAACGGGAATAGAACATAAAATCAGTCAACGGTTCAAAAGAGACATGATATCTGGAATGAAATACGTATAGCGTGTAGTTGGAAGTAGTCTCACTATCCGAAAGGAAAAGTTGTACCGTCATGGGAGATAATGCAATCCAAACATCATCATTGGTGAGTTCCGGACGTACGAAATATTCATTGATGATGTCGCCGGGATCACAAAAAATAACAGCATTGTTATTATCCGGATAATAGTTTTCTGAAAGCGCTTCCTGACCGTCAATCACCATCCGGAGGCTTAGTTTCCCATGTACGCCTGTGATGCGGATGTCCGGCATATCATAGGAAAACACATACGAATTATCAGTAATATTGGCTACCATCTCCACAAATCTTTCGATAAACCAACCACAACAGACCTATTATATAAATCATATCCGGCCTTAAACTCCCAGGATTTACGGCGATACCCTGCCAGAACAATACAATTATTAGGCCCCAGTAAGGAGCCTAATGCTAAGACATTGTTGTAGATAACCGGTTGCCTGTAATCCACCACTACCGTACGGTCAAGCAATGTATTACGGGATATTACATCTGTCAATTCCACCCGTAGATAGGGACGTTCAATAATTGTATCAAGGTACTTCTTCTCCAGGAAATAGTCGGTCAATATAGCCGCCGTATCTACATCTGCAGGTATTTCTCTGACAATCACTTTCGGTTCAGGCACCGCGGGACGTATTGTATCATGGCGGATAACCGTTTCCTGAACACGAACGATACTCCGGGAGCGGGAACCTAACCAATGTCCCGTCCAACCGGCAAGAAGTGCGATAACCGCACATAGGAATATGCACTTAACGTTCCGTCTCATCAACCTTCCTTTTGAATTTGTCCGTAACTGCCACCCATAATATTTCCACCTGTTTAATTAGAGCATCCTTCGGTTTACCGTCAATAATGGCAAGGTTTTCCAATATGCTGGTCACATGCTCCACGCAGAACCAGGTCATAACAAACACTTTGGTTATAGAAAAGAATACGGTAGCCAGCAGCATAACAAAGTCATCTTCCGCCATAACCTTGCTTTCCAAATAGAAAGAATGGATAATGTAAATGATGGCCAGCCAGATGCATAGCTTGATAATGCACCGGGAGAAACGGAAAGATTCAAAGCCTATGCCCTGAACCTTGCTTGCCCGGATACCCGTCCACATCTCGGAAACAATCGCCACCAACATGGCCATTGCCAGCAATGGAGTAATACCTATAGACTCGCTGACGATCGCGGTAACAGCACTGAAGGAAATAGCCGGAAGTTGTAGGTTATATTTGAAGCTCGGAGCTATCGAAAGAAAAAATTCCTTCAGTGAATCGTACCCGTAGGTACCGACGAATTTTGTAAGAAAACGTATCATATCTCTTTTTTGTCACAAAGATAGAATCCTGCCATCTGTCATCATAGGACAAAAAATCCCCTTCGTGGTTGAAGGAACGAAGAAATAAAAAACACCTCTTTACACCCGCTTCCGTTTGTGAGTGTGCGAGCAAACGGAAGCGGGTGCCGCCCCGCACCCGTTCCACTTCTATAAGCGCCCCTCATCGGCAAAGCTATAATAAGTATCACCTGCGATTATAACATGGTCTATCAGTCTAATATCAAACACCTTACCCGCTTGTATCAATTTCTCTGTTACCTGTTTATCATTTCCGCTGGGTTGGTTATTCCCGCTCGGATGATTATGTACAACCGCAAACTGCGTTGCGGATGCTTCCACCAATATACGCATGATTAGCCTTACATCCGCTGCCGTCTGACTTATGCCACCAACTGACACCCGCACTTTTTTTATCAAACGTGAAGAATTATTTAAAGCAAGAATCCAAAGTTCCTCATTCGGCAAATCCCACAAAAACGGCTGCATCAGTGCATTAATATCCTGACTGCAACAGATAACGTCCAGCCCGTTATACCTGCTTTGCAGCCGCTTGTACAGTTCAACGGCAGCCGTAGCCACTTTTTTACGGCCGGGCGTCAACGAGGAGAATAAACCGTTCAAATCGTACTGCCCGCTGTTCTGTTCCGTTTCGGTAACAAGTTTCTTACTATTTGTTATCTCGTATATCAGTTCGCTGTCGCTCATGTAGCGGCAAGCATTATCAAATAAAGTTTCCATATATCCGTATTTTATCAGAGACAGCCCGCCCGAAAGCGGGCTATCCTGTACTTATTACTCACTGATTAAAAGCTGCTCCAACTCTTCGATTTTAGACTGGATTTTCTTTTTCATAAACTTGGTAAATTCCTCTAATAAAAAGCGGTTGGAAATCGTAAAGATGTCGTTGTTATTACCGTAGCTCGAAGCTTCCATAAACCGCAATTTATAAAGTGCTGTTTCAAAGGAATTTTCTTCTTTCAATTTGTCGGCCGCTTCATCCAGCTTATCCATAGCGTTGATGAATGCGGTACGCTGGCGGGAAATCTCCTTTTTCCGTTCAAGGTCGGCCAGACATTTCTCCAACTCTTTTGTTTTGCGGTTTATCTCCTCCTGCAGCTTGGCTGCTTCATCCTTTTTTGCACCTTTTCCCTTACCTTTAGTTGGTGTATCGGTCGGCTTCTCTTCTTTGGCAGGTTGTTCTTTAGGGGCTTCTTTTCCCGTCTTACCCGTTTCTTTCATTGTCTCAACTGCTTTTGTCACTTCTTCACCGATTGTTTTTACTTCTTTTTCCATGTCTTTAAAATTTAAAAAGTTAATAATTAATGATTTATATTACGCCTCTATGATTACAAAATCCTCTACCGTCTGAAAATAGGGGTCAGCCGTTGAAAGCAATTCCCACTTTTTCCCGTTTGCATCCCGAAAAAGAATACTTAGTTCTCTGATACCGTCAAACTTTCTTAGCACCTTGTATCCTTGGAAATGCTTATTCAAAACCTCGATAGCCTGTTTGTAAGTGAATGTTTTCATAATGCTGTAAATTTTATGTTGAACCTTGAGCTTCCGGGTGTGAGCCTTATCTAATTGGCTGTTTCCCTGATTGGAGCTTTTTTTTCTGCGTCGCCTGTCGCTACGCGGTATGTTTCGCCTTTTTTACGCTGCATCAAAAGGTGTTGTAAGGAGCAAGAGCAAGTTTTTCAGAAAACGGGAACAGCTTGAATACTACCCAAAGGGTGGAGATTTTTTATGAAACGTCAGCCTGAACTTGAGCCAGTGACGTCAACATTTACCTTTGCAGCTCAAAAAAGCGAAACTGCGTGGTGATAGGAGACAGAATAAAGGGCGACAATCAGAAAAGGAAACAGCCGCAATACATAGTTGAAAACTATACCGCTCTGCCCGGTCTCTCCTCTGAATGGGCAAAACCGGGTGTACCCTGCATGGATGCGAACAGATATAAGAAGCCGCTGCTTCTTACTGCCGAAACGCGCAAAATCCGTATCAAGAAAACAGATTTATCGCCTACTTTTTCGGTACGGATTTTGCGCGCCATGGAAATGGTTAACGAATGTTATTAAAAAGATATTCCCCTAAAGATGAACATAGAACACTCCGCTTTCCATCCGAATGGAAACAGAAACATAAGTTTCTGCCAACCGCGCCCTATCCAAAAACGCAAACAAAAGCGCAAAAAGTAAGGAAATATGACAAGGAGGATACCCCCTCGGCCAGTCCTGCACACGATGTCCTGTCCTAAAGTGCAGCGATTCCCGTTGCAGGCGTTGCGAGTCCTGCCATATATATTGCGATTGCTGTTGCGAATGTATGTAAGGAAAATCAGATACGGGCATCCACGAATCCGTAAGCCTGTCTGAGCAGATGTCCGTACTTTGTCCATACACGCTTATCCACCGCATCACCGAAGTGTGTCGCTTCTTCAGGAAGGATGGACTGGTTGCGTTCGCTGCGTTTGTCTTTGGCAAAACGTCCTTCACGATCTTCGATGACACGCGTGTTGTTCATGGAGATAAGTGTGTATTTACATTTCGAACCGTTGAAACGTTTCTTCGGGAACCGTTCATCCTTCTCTGCCAGGATGGAAGCCCATAGTAGGTACTTGTCATGTTGTGGCGGTTCCATACCTGCATGGGTATGCTGTTCTACCGTCCAGCCTTGTTTCTCCAGGCGCTCGATGGCAAGTTCATTGTAGGATTTCTTATTGTTGGCGCGGCGTGCATCGCCGTAGCGGTCACGATAGTAATGCAGATGCTTGTTGATATGGTTACGGTAGTAGTGGCAGAATTTATCCATCAGCGCGTTCACCATTGTATCATCCTCTTCATCACGCTTGACGAAGAACTCGTTGATATTGTTATCTACCGGTTCACGCGTCAACAGTTTTGTTACGAAGTCATAGTTGCGCTCCTGGGCGACTTCCAGGAACGAGGCGGCGGAACCCCAGTCAGGAGTCAGCTCTATCGGCTGGTTGGGATTGCAGTCCAGGTCACGACGACTGTCATCGTTGGTGCCCAGCTGTTTCCAGTCGAAGTTGGTATCTTCGGCAAAATCTCGTATATAGTCATCATTGGTAGCATTGTAGTACACATGCCGTTCATCCAGCTGATAATAGCAGCTGTCAATCTTATCCACCATGTAGTTCAGGATCTCGATCATGAAGGAAAGCTTGTCCATCACCTTATACTGGTTCAGGATATAGTTCATACCCACATTGGCGATATTGTCGAAGATAGAACCGAGGATGAACAGCGTGCCGTCCCGCGAGACGAACGGCGTGATGCTTTGACGGAGACGGACGGTCTCGTTCCAGATTTCCTTGAACAGTCCTGCATCACCGGCAATACGCGCGTCAATGAGCTGCATCTGTAACCGCACAATCTTGTTCCAAACATCGAACAACCGGATATCTCGTTCCTCTTCATAATATCCGGCAGGTTCAAGCAGCCATTTCTGTTCGGGAGTATAAGGCATGGAAGATAAGAAAGTATTGCCATGATGCTTCAATACCGGATGCTCCGATTTACGTCCGAAGATATGCTCATTACCCCGGTTGGTCGGTGCCGCCTCCTGGTCGAACTTCTCTTTGTCAAGCGTCAGCGCTTCATCGGTGATATTGTAGTCGGCATTCGGACCACGACTATTACCGCCCTGGGTAAGTATATAGAGCATGTGCCCGTTGCTGAAGCTGATACTGTATTCATAAGACATGATGTGTTCGTAGGGCTTGTACCACCCCTCAATGGGACGGCGGCAAACCACATAGTCACCGGTCTTGCTGACCGGATCCCATTGTTTGTAACCGAGCATCTCCAGCATCTTGAAGGCTGAGGGCAGTGTTTTGGTGAGCGCCTGCCCGATGGTGGCTTGGGTGAGTGTAGTAATGCCGCGAGGCATCAGCCGGACATTGTCATCTATCACAGCACCGGTAATGAATGATTTACCCGTTGCACGTGAATAGATGACATACCCGTTTCTGTACGGCATTACCAGAAATGCCGCCTGTGCCGGATTGACCTTGATGACCTCTTCCCAAACGTTTTCGTCCATTGTACCGGCGTATCAATAGCGTGGGAATACAATGTAGTTCATACCCTCGGAAGAAGTCATACGGGGCATGGATTGTCCGGTGTCCGCAAGCAACTGCGGCACTTCATCCGGTTTGAACTTAGAGGATACGGTACAGACAATCTGCGTTTTGCTGACCGACACCATATCAATATGCTTATGGTCAACCAGGTAAGAGATAAGCCGTTTATTGGTTAATTTCTTCATAATGCTTTCTGAATTTTGAATTGACAAACAAATAATTTCTTACATGCCAGTACGGTTTACCGGCTTTCTGCTCCCGTTGTCGGGTATCTTCTACCGCCCGGATAACAGCCTCTTTTATATTCAGTTCACGAAATGCGGAATGAATTGAAGACTGTACCGGTGAGAGGTTACAGGTATCAATGCACATCACAATTGCAACAATCAATGTATCAATCATATTTTCATATATTTATGAGTTCATTATTTCTTCTGCCTGTATATCATTGATAGGCGTGTACATCGAATCCACCAAAACCTTTTGCTCTTCCTGTGAAAGATTACGGATGGCATTCAGCGGAATGTTTACCATTTTACCCATATTGTTTATCTGGATATTAATTACATTTTTCTCCATGCGGCGCGGGTCCTCAACCGAAGCCGGCTTCTCGCCAATCATCTGGTGCAGCACCTTCTTGGCATTGTTCCATTGTTTGAGGTCGCCCTTGAGCTTGCAATCCCGAATAAGTTGAATTTGGTCCTTGATCATCCAAGCGAACCAGAAGTCCCAGTCAAACTGATGCTGCGTCTTGAACAGTTCTTTTGCCAAAGCGATATCCTTACGTATTTGGGTACGCGAGATACGGTATTTTGCCAGCATGATATTTATAATATGGCTCTCGTTTGGATAATCGTCCAAAAGGCGAGCTATCTGTAACACTCGGTTACACTGTACCTGCAAATACTCCGGTAACGGACTGTTTTCAGGATCAATGATGTGTTGCTGGATGAGTTCGTATGACTGTTCCTCCAGTGCGGCTTTGCTTTTAGATGTCGTCAGATGGTTGTTATTCATACTCAAGATACTGCTGTTGCGATTTAAAAAACTTGATCAATTCCTGTTGTGCCGGATTGCTGCCGTTGATGGCGGACTTGATGATAGCCTCCCGTACTTCGATCATCTGACGAATGTGCCCACGATAAAAAGCTACCCGTACTCCAGTACCCGGAGTACGAAGTTCTGTAAGAAAATCTGTCTCATCCACACCAATATTGATTGCGATTATCCCCGGTGGGATAAGGCGATAGGCCATTTTCTCTATTTCCTCATGTTGCTGCTGCGTCAAATTCATCATTCAGCATTTTAAAGTCAAAATCAAAAATATCCCGGCCGGTATGAATAATTCCACGTTCCAGCTTCGGATTATGGGTAGCGTTCTGGCTGCCTACTACGGTAATTTTCCACTCTTCATTGTACAGCAGCGCCACTTTCGCATGCAAGGCCAGACAACGGTAACAGTCCGGAAATGCAGTCACCAGGTAATCGAATGGCTTGGGTGAGATACTGCGTACCCGATTGTCTATCAGAAACCGTACAGACAACAGTTCACCCGTTTCCATCTTACGGCGAAGCGCCGCAATACTATCCATAGAAATGGAATAGGTCGTAAGGAACAGATGTGCCGGACCGGTCTGTTTCAGAATATAGAAAATCAGCTGAATAAGGTTGAACGCTCCTGAGGAATAGAAATGCTTGTCCTTGCCGGGTATCAGCATTCCCAAAGCATCCGGATGCAGCAGTTTCTCCGCAACCCGGTCATGGTCGGAGACTGCCGCATCCGTTCGGCGGATGTAGCCTGTCGGATATCGGTCTCCCTGTATAGGACTTACTGCATCATCCGCCGGCATCATCTTATTCTCAATCTCACTGCAACAGACCAGCATAACCTATTGCAGTTCTGCTAAACGATATTCTATCTTTTCCACCAGTGCTTCCTGTTCGGCAACCTTCTTTTCGTATTTCACACGTTTCGGACAATCAGGAAGAAGATTTTCTTTGCCGTCCTTGGGCTTGCTCTCCGAGGAATACAGCAGCATGTTCCTTGCCTTGGTTATCTTACTCTTGGCATTGGATTTTGCTTTCTTCAGTTCTTCAACGGAAAGGGAACTAATATCAGTCTGTTCATCTGCCTTTTCCGGTTTTTCTTCAGCAGCATTCACTTTTTTATAAAGTTCGTCCAGCTGCTCTTCAGTCGGCAGTTCTTTGTTTTGTTCAAACTGCCTTTTAATGGCTGCCAGCAAGGTCATGCGTTTGGAAAGAAAACCTATACGGGCGACAATATCCTTGCGCTCTGCACATACGGCCTGCGTATTGGTTTCACCCAGTTCGGCAAGCAACCGGTGCTGGCGTGAACGCTCGTTATAGCATTCACGAAAATCATAGATGATTTTGACAATAACCGGCGGATAAGCAGGCTGTTCATCTGCCTCACGTGCCAGTTCATTTTCCGCAATGGCAACGATGGCTGCCGCGGTTTCTTCCGGAACCGTCTCGGAACGTCCGTCATTGCCCTCTACGGCATCATCCGCCAAATCCACATCTTCAAAGCGCGGATCATCGGGATGGTACCACACCTTAATCATCTGACGGATTTCATACTCCAGCTTCTCGCGGGTATGCGGCTTTTCGCCTAATTTAGCAAGTTTGGATGATACGATTGTCTTGTAACCTGATTTAGCAAGGATAGCCACACCAGTATTGTATTCTCTCTTAGCAGAGTTCAGCCAGGCGATACCTTCTCTGCGGGCTTCGATATAAGCATTTGTAATTTCAGCCATGATTCTTGATATTAACGTTATACAAAGGTGTTGCGAATTTTATTGCTATGATAGGACAAAACAAAATGTCCGCCTTCCGGAAAGAATCCGGAGACGGACATAAACAATTTACTAAATGAAGAAACGAAAAATTTAGCTGCCAGGAACAGCCTTTACAGTAAGAATGTCTTCCATATCACCTTCATACACACATTTGCGTGGCGCTGTAAAAGTATAATGGAGCGTGTTTTGGTTACGAGCGGTAGAACTTGCCCCGGTGGTGGCTCCGTCACCCGATGCACGAAGAGCACCGCGGCGCTTGTCGCCCATCAGATAGTTCGTGCCGTTATTGTCGGTCACGATAAAGAACATCTTGCGTCCTTTGGTGGCATTCTCAAAACCGAAGATCTTTTTCCGCATTTTGGCAGAAATGATATTCAGGTCCATCAAAAATGACTCACCGCCGCTTTCTCCCTGGTCGGTAATCTTGAATTCGGCCAATTCGTCAGTGAAATCCATCTTGTATGCACGACAGTTCTCTTTCATAACAAGATCACCGACCAATGTACCGGCTTCTTCAAGAGATAGAGGGGATTCCGTTTTTTTCGGATAGTCCGGCCACGTGGCTACATCCGTATGATAACCGAAGATAACGGACGGTATGATACCGCCCATGTTATCCTGGTTTTCGCAGTCCATTGCCTCATTGATATCATCAAGGGCAATACATAATTTAGGGTCTACTTCTGCCATAGTCACAGGATTTATTCAGATTTAACAACATAGGTACCCGTCACCTTTTCCACCTTGCCAGCAGCGGGTGTCTTTTTCTGCACGACAGGAGTGGTGTATCCGGCAGCTTCCAGGAACTCGACGGTATATTCCTTTCCACCGGGAACAGCTACATACGTACCGGAATCGCGCCAGACTTCCTCGCCTTGAATACGCCACTTTCCACCGTTGTTGGCCGCTTCATCCGGCGTAATGGTTACTTCAATGTATCCGAACGGATTGGTTCCTTCAGGATCAACCGGACGGTCATTGACACAGAACTCGGACTTGTGGACGGATACGAACTGGAAGCCGATTACATACTTGCCTGCAGCATCGAATGTGTAGGGATTGCCGGACATGAACGGTTTGATGGACTTGAAGTCGCTCTCCTTATCAAAACCGTAGCATACGTTCTCCTTGGTGGTCAGCATGACGAACTGGCTGCCGTCGGGAAGATTAGGAACACGTACCAACTCACAACGGTTGTTTGAACCCAGAAGATGCTGCGTATCGGAAGTGTCTTCCTTAAGTCCGATAACGATGGTGCCCTCATCTTTGCGCCAGTCATCGTACATGTCACCAATATCATCGCTGATGAACATCTTGATGTTCTTTTTGCGTTTGAAGGTACGCGGCATGTGGCGCCACATCTCCAGCAGCTTCTCTCCGATATTGGCACGTGACAGTTCACCCGTAGTATAAACGTTCCCTTCAGCACTTGAGATGTCTCCGACTGCCTCGCCTTCGGTGATGATGGTGCCGATACCGTCGAAAGAGTCCTGAATGTCTGTCTTTTCTTCATCCGCACTGTATTTTGCCGTAAAAATGGCAAACAGCAGGTCATTGGATGCCAGTTCGTGTCCATGGTTAATCAGCCACAGTTCGAACGGGTGTTCCTTGCGGAGTGTACCAGGAATCTCGGCAATGTAGGTACGGCGATAACGTTCCGGTTCATCGGACATCTCCATTACAACGGGACGCACTACCAAACGGCGGGGAACAATCTTACCCAGATATTTTCCGGCTGTGAACTTGCCGGTATATTTTCCGGAGATGCTTCCGCCCTCCACCTTACCGAGTTCCAGTGAGTCCGTAATACCCGGTACCGGCGTGAAATGTCTCAATACCTCTGAAGCATCGAGCTTGTCGACCGCCTTCAGGATGTCTTTGTGCTTTTTTACCGCGGTCAGAACGGCGGTAATGTCAATAGGTGCTTTAAAATCCATAAATAGAATAGTTTAAATGTTATTCATTCTCAAAACTGTTGATAGGGTCCGTAGCAATGTCCGCGAACTTATTGTCCGCATTCGCTTCCTGATGGCTGACCGTACCTGTTCCCGGTATCTTGCCGACAATATCACGAATAACCTGTACCTTGGCCTTGTTATCGACAGCATTCTTGACACTGTCACTCAGGCTGTCAAGGTCATTTACGACTGCTGTCAGACTGTTTTCGGCTGTTTCTCTGGCGGTATTGGCAGCCGCCAGATCGTTTTCTGCTTTGGCTTTCGCATCATTGGCAGCCTTAACGGCATCATTGATGGCCTGCAGATTCTCTACGGTAAGCGATATATTACCGTCTTTTTCCTCAACACCTTCACAGTTGAGGATCTGGTTGATGAAAGTAAATTCTTTACGCATGGAAACAACTGTATTTGAATTAGAAATGTTAGTCTTGTTACAGGTAGGAAAGAGCCCTTTGATACCGTCGATAATCTGGGAGACCAGGTTCTTGTCACCGCTTTCCGGTTCCGATTCCTTTTCAGATGCAATAACCGGCAACGGCAGACCAAGCGCGGTAAAGCAATCGGTTATTTCATTGGTTACCTGCGGCTTTTTATGAGCGCCGGGAATAATCTTGTCTATGAATCCCCATTCCTTGGCTTCAGTTGCGGGCATCCAGCGTTCCTCTTCCATTAGGGTGATAATCTCCTTCAGACTTTTCCCACTGCGGTTGATATACTTCTGTGCAATCATCAGGTCAATAGCCTCGGCGCTTTTCTTCTTGTTCTGCAGCTCCTTGATAGCGTCTTCAATCTGATCAGCATTGAGGTGTCCCCAAATGTCAATTCCCAGGCTGCACTTATGTGCCAACCACATGCCGTCCTCGTGCATTTCAATGGACTTGGCACCGAACGCCAGTATGGTAGCCGCCGAAGCGTTGAAACTGATGAATTCCACTGTCACATTACCATGATCGGCCATCAGGCTTGCCATGGCGACCGCTTCCGCAACATCACCGCCCGGACTGGAAACCTTCAGGCGTACCGGTTGGCCTTTTGCTTTGTCCAGAAAATATTTCAGATAATTCTTATTGTACCAATATCGGTCAATACTGCCGAATAGTGTGATAACCGTCTCGTTCATATAACTTTTTTGTGCAAAGAAAAGCGCAAAAAAAACGGTACCCAAGGACACTGGATACCGTCAAACACGAAATAAACATCTTTTTTATCTTTCCAAACCTTCCAATCCGGCTATATAAATTGTAGGTTCATCTTGAATACAAGTGAACGTGAACGATGTGCCGTTCCGCTGGGATACCGATTGCCCGGTTGTCTTGTTTGTAGAGAACAACATAAGTGCGTCTTCCTGTCCGCACCAATGTATCTGCTCATTACCGTCCACTGCCAATACATACCATAAACCACGCTCCAAAGATTCTATCAGCCGGTGATTCATAGAAGAGAGTTTCGGAATAATCCCTTCAACCGACACATTCCAACAATCTCCTGCATCGTTTACTTCCTTATCTTCCTTATATATATAAGTATCATTGGCATATACCGGTATGGAAACAATCTCTTCCGGATTGCAAAGCTCCAGATAGTTCAAGTCAGCAATGTAATCCCTGCGAATCTGTAAAAATGAACTCGGAGGAACAGCAATCACCTGCAATAAGCCCCCAATGTTTTCAAAATCATAGTTTATTACTTTCATAGGCTAATTTTCCTTGCTGGGAAATTGTCCCAAACTCGGACAACTTCCCCAAGATTATACGGTTAATAAAATCTAAAATAGTGGTATTCTCCACTGTTTTTCGATAGCCATGCCGGTTATATTCCCTGCGGATGGTATCGTATGGCCAGGTGTCCTCATCGAATCCGAAACTGTTCTGAAAGTTACGGATAGCGGCTGAGAGTGGAATTCCCACACTCACATGAGTATCGAGATAGAGGAAAAGCATCTGCTTGATGCGCCGTTCCACCTTGTTGCCGAACGCCACCACTTCAGTGTTTGACAAAGCCCATCCGTAGCGGTAAAAATCGTCACGACGTATTTCCACCGCCACATTGGCTGTATAACGGTAAAGGTTCCGGTATCTGTTCTCATAGCGGCCACGTTTTGACAGCCGGGAAAGGAAATCATTTTGCAGCTCCTTATCCGATGACAAGTTGACTATTTCGTTCCATGTATCATCCGGAGCGTTGAAATTATACAGCAAGAACTGCCTGACATACGGTTTACAAGGAAGCCAGCAGACGAATCGGTCTTTCTTTGTCATTTAAATAGTTGATTTTTACACAAATATACAAAATACCAAGAATATAACCAAGCCCTTGCACGAATATAGTACAAAAATCGTGCGGCAGTACTTTTGTACATGTATATTTTATTATATGGCTAAATATCAGTTTATTACATGCGTACAAAAGACGTACGAAATCGCACAAAATCTTTTGTTTGCGTACTTTTGGGCATTTTTTTGAGAAAAGTGCAATTCGTGCGCTATTCGTGCATAAATTGTACGGATTTTGTGCGATTATAATAATTTGTATATCAGTATTTTGTGTGGTGAATATTGCACATCCGTACAAATGCACGATTTTTTTTCTATTTTTTAAGGTAGTCCATTTTAAAAAGCAGAATAAAAAAAAAGAATAATATACCCCTTTCGGAATGGCTGCGTCTGTATCTACCTCTCATGCACGTTTGTCCGAATTGTTATTGTTGACGGGTTGGGGGAAAGGGGGAAGGGCGAAAGAAAAAGTAACATCCGGCTGTACTTACGCACATCCGGATGTAGGCAAGGATTCAATATGCACTTTCAAGAATACTCCGTATTGTGTTTTCAATGACCCGCTATCATGGAAAATCTTCCGGATAGAATACTTTACAAATGAATTCATATTCACGAGGAATGGAACGTACTCCCACAGCTACACACAAGCCCTGTGCGGCCATTTCATACAAACGTTGGTTAGTGAGTACTGCTCCACGAAAATTATAGCTGCTGCAGAAAACGAAATAGGCTGTTGCCAGATCTATGTCGTAGATGTCGTTCGATATGATTTTCGCTGCATCTGAAGGAATAAGGGCGAAACCGAGCCGTACTGCCAGGCGGCTCAACAGCCTCTTTCGTTCAGCCGGTTCCGGAGAAACGACTACTAATATTTTGTGCTCTTTTTTTAGCATGATTGTTTGCGTAATTCGTTGAAAATATGTATCTTTACATCATAATAAATTGGCGTAGTCTATTCTCTTTTCTGTTTCGGGGTGAAGCGGTTTCCGGAAGGTTTAAAGCCCGTTGTCCGCTGTACATACTCCATATCATCCGACAGTTCCAATTGCCCCGTATGTTTGTCATAAGGCTGTTCCGAGATGAGAGTCTTCACAATGTCCCGAAATAGTTCCAGATCCTTTTCCCGGCAACGGTCTGAGATACGGAATCGGCAGCCTTCCGGTAAATCAACGCATATCAAATACACCGCATCATAAAATGCCATGAAACGTTCAGGTGCCATTTCGTAGAGTGGCATAAGCCTGGCCATGATATTGGAATATGTATCGTCCATCAGAATGCAAGTTTATTGTCCGGATTACCAACCGGTAGTTTATGCGGATCAGTCCCGGCTACCTGTTCTCCGGCAGTCTTTCCTATGGTAAAATACTCCACTCCTCCGGATTTGTCATCTATGACCGGTTTCCCATCCTTGTCCAGGAAGAGGGGCAGACCACTTTGGGCATCATACTTGTGCGGGTTGAATATCCAGCCTTTCCATTCGCAATATTTTTTTATCTTGTCCTTGAAGGCGGTGGAAGTGATGTACTTGCGCTGCTGTGGATCATAATTGCAGAAATTATCATAAATCTCCTTGCGGGGAGTACGACGGCAGTGTTCCTCGCTGCTGAAGTATTCGTCCGCCCATGATATGATGGTCTCGCCAATCTCCTGCCTTAGCTTACGCTGCTGCAGGCGTTCGCCCGGTGCTTGCACGACCCCGAATTTAAGATAGAGCTGTATGCAGTTGGCCAGCATGTTCCAGGTCAGGTTCCACTGGGTGAAATCCCACTCGGAAAAGAACAGTACCCCGAAATCATCCATGGGCTTGTGCTTGTCATTATAAAAATCGGAGAATGCTATCAGCCATTGTCGGTCAGTATAACTGGAACCTGTACCGCGGATAGCGTGGTTCGTAGGAATATATACTTTCGGTGACTTGGCAAAAGGATAAGTGATACGTGCACCCCCTTTTTTGTTTACAGTCCAGTCCCCGGTAAGGTTGGGAAACAGAAATTCGAAATTGAAATTCAGCATGACATCATCAATGAACACCAGGCGGGTTCGTTCGTCGATGTCATTCCATATAAAACTGTCGTTGAAGATGTCCGTTCGTTTCCCGGATATATAGACTGTATCGACAACCTGGCGCATCAGTTCACCGACAAGTGATTTGCCGCTGCGCCCATTGCTGTCACCGACTTCCGACTGCTTGCCGTCCATGCCGATTACGGCACGTGTCACGTTCGCATCCTTGCATTCCATCAGCATGTAACCGATGGCGCACATCTTTGAAAGCAGATGAAGATTGTTTTCAAAGATTTCACTTTCCTCGATCTCTTCCGGCTTTTTTCTCCAGGTAAAATTGCTGGTATTGATCAGAAACTGGAGGTAATGGCATTTCTTGCCATCTGGAGAGAGTTCGTAGTCATACTTGCCATCTTTCTCACTGAACACAATGAGGGGGCGGCCGAGGTATCTGGCATCGGTATTTTTTCGCTGTTCATCCCATATTTGGTGGGTGATGCTTTCATAACCCACTTCCTTGACCTCATGTTGGGTGATGTGCCAGCAATGATCGCGGAAATAAAAATATTGCTCGTCACGAGACGGGGAGATGAAATTTGGCCGGATGAAAGCGAGCCTTGACATCTGGAACGGCCCGACATATTGAGAGCCTCCCTTGAGCAGCTGGTTGTTGACGAAGCGGCTACAATTCTGTTCGGCAAAAGCAAACATAAAATCACGTGCGTCCTCCACGTCAATCGTCCGGACTACTGGCGGTTCCAGATGGATATATGTCCAAAGTTTGGTATCGAGCAGGCGATAACGGCCGATGCCCCGGTTCTGAAAAAAGGTCTTAGCGGCCACATAATCGTACTCAAATACTGGCACCCTGTTACCGTTCGTTTCCTTGTAATCCTCATTCCAGAACTTCTCATCCTCATCATAGGGTAGGGCGGATACCAGTTTGCCGTCCTCGTCAAACTTCCAGGCATAGCGGCCAAAGATAAACTCCGGAAGTTCCTGCAGAACCTCGCGGTGCTGTTCAGCAAATTTCTCATGGCTGTGTAAATTCCATAATTCCCGCAGCTTCTGATCATTCCATGTGGTGATTTTGAATACCTCCACGTATTTTCCCATTCCGGATTTCTCGTTGCAGGCAAATTCCAAGTCTTTGGTCAGTTCCTCTTCATGACCGGCCAGCTTATCGGCCAAGAGGTCGTCCAGTCCCTTGTCACCTTCATTGTTCTTATTGATGTGACCTATGAATATTTCCACCATGATGCCTCGGTTCTTCAGCATACGCATATATTCTTTGAAATTACGGGCGGCAGAGAAAAAACACCGGGGACGTGTATCGACGGGGGTATTAAATTTTATGTTATTGGATAGGTCATTCCAGTCCGAGTCAAAAATGAACGCCACTTCCTTGACCCCGCAGGCAGTGATTATCTTGACAAGGTCTTCCGGTAAGGCCCCTTTCTGTCCCAGGTTCTGAATACCGCTAACCGCTATGGAAGGGATATCGTGTTTGCATGCCTTTTCCGCTTTCTTTTCTCCTTCCTGGATGTAGAGCCTTGTGAACTGCTCTTTCCTCTTGTACATCTGTCTCATGCGCTCCGGAATGTAGATGGGAGTTCCGCTACCGGCAGGAGATTTGTATTTGAACGGCTTTCCTTCCTTGTCTCGATGTTCGTCCGGGAACTGCCAGCGGACGCGGTAATAGACCTTGAGCTCCTGTTTGCCACGTCCCGGCAACTTACGCATGTAAGTAACCGGCATACCGTCCAGATCGTAATATTCGATGATAACATCATCCCCATCAACAATATTGCCATATTCGTCAATGGTTCCCGGATGGAAAGTCTTGGCTTCAAAAAAGCTCTGTGTATCTCCCTTCTTGAAGATATGCGCTGTCACATCCTGATAGGTCAGACCGCTATCGGCAAGCATACGGGCGCAGAATGTATCGACGTTTTCTCCCTTGGCCTCCTTGCTCCGTTTTTTCATTTTGGCAGGTTTGGAGGGTTTCTTCTCTGGCTTCGGATCAAGCAGTACATTGAATTTGCGCGCCAGATAATCGCATGCATCCAGGAACTGCATGTCTTCCGCCCTTTGCAGATAGTCCAGCGGTTCCTTGCCCTTTATATCCGGGCAACTGAAGCATTTGAAAATCTGTTTGGCTGGAGAGATATGCAACTTCTCTTGTCCATGGCATTTAGGGCATTCGCATTTATATTCACTACCTCGTTTCCGCAGTTCATGGAAATCGCCGATTACATCAAGGAGCCTGCCCTTAGAGGCTTCCTTGATTCGTCTTATATCATCTTGAGTAAAGTACATAAAGGTTTTGTATATTGTCGTTACGAATTACACTGTTTCCGGAATTAAGCAATAGGACTTAAATCTTACCGAGAAATAGCAAATACGTACCGAGTTCATTTTTCAGTCGGGCATTCTCATTCCTGAGTTGCTCTATCGTGTTGTTCCGGCAGGAAACAGCCTGGTGCAGCCGGCTGATTTCCTGCGAGTAATCAATTTGTTTTTCACTCCTTTCCATCTTCTTCAGCAGTCTTTGCTTTACTTTGCCTATTTCCTGCTCAAGATGGGCGTTTCGCTTTAACAGACTTCTGACTTGCCCCTCCAGATAAATGGTGCGCTGCCGCTCCCTACGGTAATCTTTGAGCAGGTATTTAAACAAAGTTTCGATAGGAATATATGGTGTAAGATTTTCTTCCGTCATATGCTGTGAGGGTTATCAAGAATCAGATTGGTGTGCCCCAAGACCATTGAATAACATTTCGGCCATCACTATATTGATACCATGATGCTCCTTGAGGTTTTCCGGATTCCGTCCGGTCAATGTCATACTCAAATTCCCCTTGCGGTAATCACGTTCCACATCCAGGCATAATTCCTGTTCTCTGTCATCATGAAAAGTGATCCGGCACCTTTCCACCAATCCGCCCAGTTCAGAAGCGTCCAACCACAAGTCCGGCTTTTTATCCACCTTCAGATGGCAGTACCGATGTACTTTACCACCTTTACGAATCAATTCCACTTCGACGATTGTCGCTACCTGATTGGTACGCAGGATGCGTACTTTTTGACCTTTTTTCATTGATATTTCTTTTTTATTGGTATTCATTTCATCTGGTTCTGATGCCAGTAAGAAATCATCTCACTTACATTACGAACCTTGATTTTCGCTTTGATATTCTCCCGATGGCGGTTCACTGTATAAGGTGATATGTGTAGTTCCGCTGCAATATCATCCGTCTGGCAATTGGAAGCGATGAGTCTGAAAACATCCATCTCACGGGCGGTTAGTGTCGTGTCAAGTTCCGGGCGACAAATCACTCCCTCATGTTCGCACTCACCCCGCAGTGGACACTTTACCTCCTCGAATACGAATTGTCCATCCTTATTGATGTCAAAGTTGTATTGGTCATACTCGCCAAAATTGCAGCGAATAAAGCGGTGAACTACCCGGAATTCATAATGCCACCTATTCATTGTACTACTGGAGTAAAGTTGCATTAACCTGGCATGTGCTTTCGGGTATCTGTCCCTGATGACAGCAAGCATGTGCTCGATGGTCGGGTGGTCGGTGTCTTTAAGGACCATAGCCGACTGCCCGAACTCTTTCATCATGACATCTCCTTCGGGAGTGTTGTAGAACTCGATGTTAGTTATCGGCATGAATTCCATAACGTGATGAGTTTGTAATATGTGCTTGCTCCATTTCGTGAACTTGAATTACAGCTTTGCGAATTAGTGCAGGATAAAATATACCTTGTACATCTACTTTGCAACCGTTTGTGAATTCAAAGTGTGCATAAATTTGTTCTGGCGTGTATTTCACATCACATGCTTTTAATTCTACTTTGAAAAACTCAAAATCTGCATAGGGATTACCTCCAAAGGGTACTCTTTTAAATTCGTCCATAATTTGATTGGTTATTAATTTTGAATTGTGAAAATGTTCTCATATAGTTCTCTTTCCAAAGGTTTGAAGGAGTCTTTTCTTAACTTGTCGTAGAATGTAATCAATGACATACCGCTTCTTCTTAGGAACTCATCACGGAGCCTCAGTCTCGTGGCTTTCTCCATTTGGTCGTAATGGTACTTAGGTACCATTTTAGATGTTTTTTCGCTCATAATCTTAAATATTACAATTGTTATTATTATATTTATAACGCAAAGGACTAAAATAATAACCTAATATCAAAATATTCATCTTATTATTTTAGTCTAATGTTATTATTTAAATCCAATATAAATAATGTAATATGTTTAATCCTGATAAAATACGAAGGCTATTTGAAGATAGAAAGATCAGTCAAGCACAGTTTTTGAAAGATACAAGTATATCTAAATCAAACTTATATGTTTGGCTCAATAACACTTCGATTCCTGGTGCCGACAACCTGGAAATTATAGCAGATTATTTTAATGTACCAATAGATTATTTTTTTGATAGAGATATAAACTCTTCTGGAATTAATATAGGTCATCAAGTTAAGGGCAATGGTAATAAAATCTCTGGAGATATAACTTTAAGCGAGTGCCGCAAAGAGATAGAGCATCTCAACGCTCTATTGGAGGAAAAAGAAAGAGTGATAACTGAGAAAGAAAGAACAATTCAAATATTAATCCAAAAGTAATATGGATAAGAAGACGTATCTCTATATCGTTGAAGCTGGTCAGTTCAGTTTTGAAGTGGAAATAGAAGAGCTATTAGGAAAAGTAGGAGATACTATTTGTATCAGCACAGACGGAATTGCCCCTGATGGATTTGACGTTAAAATAACTTGTATTGAGGAAGATTACTATGTGTATTGTTCAATGCCAGGTGTTGATTAAAACCTCCTCTTCTAAAAGTAATTTAGGTAACAAAAGATATATAATTGACTATCAGCCAGTATGAAAAGTAATGGCAACGGAATCACAAAGAAAAACGCTAATAGGTTAGTTAATAACCTGTTAGCGTTTTTTATGCTTATTGCACAGCATTTGCACAGCTTGCGAATAGGGAAAGAAAAAAAACTGGAAAATTTTCCGGCTATATTGTTGGTTTAACCCCACCGCTGATTTTGGGAGATGGATCGTATTTCACTTCTTGTCTTCGTTTCTCGTCCTCGTCTTTGAGGTACTTGTTTCTTATCTCTTTGATGTCATTCGTCATTCCCCATACTTTGAAGAAGAGGATGATTTGAAGTATGCCGAATATCAGCATTACGACATATATAATATTGATGATAGCCATTACTTTTGATGTTTTAATTTATATTGTTCCATACTTTGATTAGCGATTAAGAATGCCTGTTCCAAGCGATCGGCGTATTTGAATATATCGTCAAGGTTTTCAAGCTCCACCCGTTCCTGCTCCTTGTATCCCTCTGTCGGGAAGTAAATTGATTTTTTTCTGCTTCCGAATGCAAGCCTGCACACCCACCAGTATTTAGTTTCTAAAGCTACGATGAAATAGGATTTTGAATCTTGGTATATCACCCTGTCTGCACTTATGTATTTACGTAAAATGCTTCTTATTATATTATAGGCATCGATTTCTTCTTGTGTAGTAATCACTCCTGATTCGCTATCCATAGAAACAACTCCGTCCGGCAATTTATTAGGTTCTTCCGTTGCTCCCATTATTAGATTTGTATCAAGTTCGTGTGTTTCATCGCCTTTGCTTGCAAGGTTTAGGCGTTCTTGAATAGTTTCATTTATAATTGAAATTATTGACTTTTTAAGAATCGGTTTATACAGTTCAATCAATTTCTGTAATGATTTACCTTCGTTGATACACTTTACAAAGTATCTTGCAAATTCATCACCGGGCGATTGGAAATTTGCAGCAAGAATATCTTTTATCTGAATAGTAATTTGTAACTCTTGCGCTGTACTTAATATCTCGTTTTCGTTATAATATGATTTGTGGAATTTCTTTAGCTGCTCAATATCTACATCAGATAAGTCCAACATATTGATAACAAGGAATGGATTTTCGTCCATGATATTTGTCTTGTTAAGGTCTGCATAGAAACGATATTCGATTCCATTTGTCAGTACACCGAAACGAGCGTTAGAAGCAGCATAGTATTTTGAAAGCTGTGTACTATGTAGGTTAAGATTTTGTTTGCAGTGCTTGCATTCTATAAGAAGAACCGGCTGTTCGTCTTTCATTATAGCGTAATCAATCTTATCTCCTTTCTTTGTTAGGTCGCAATCCATTTCCGGTACAACTTCGAAAGGGTTGAATACATCATACCCAAGAGCTGCTATCATTGGCATTATGAAAGAGTTTTTGGTTGCTTCTTCTGTGGCGATACAATCTTTCTGCTTAGCGATTTTATCAGCAAGTTGCTGGATGGTGTCTTTGAAGTCCATAGTATTATATTTATAAGCGTTTCATACGCCCAAGAACGTGAAATATATGTCTTATCATATTTTTAGGTAATTCTTGGATTCCGTACTTTGGCGCTTTGTTAGTAGGTACTAATGAATAGTTATTGGGAGTTGATGAAGGACCTAATCTTTTAATAGTTCGCATATCATTTGTTGTTACAATAGCATACACTTCTCCGAGTGGAAGAAAGGAGAAATCTTCTATCCTCTTTAAGGCTATCATGTCTCCATGAGTAATTTCTGGTTCCATTAAATGCCTTGTTACGTTACACCAGCAATCGGCTTCATTGTATTTTTTGAAATCAATTAAATATTCTGGCATGATGTCTGGTCGTTTAAAAACAAATCGAAGCCTCAATAAAATCTACATTGTAATAAGGGACACCTGTTGTGTAGCTTATTTTTGGCTCTAAACGATCTGATGCAAGTCCTTCTAAGATTTGCCCTTTTAATCTTTTTTCCCAATTATATAATATATCATTACTGTCCCATTAAAATCTAAAAGAATTCTTTGAAATATTTGAAATTTAGTTAGTTACAGCGATTTTTCGAGCGAACGGACTTGAATTTGTAGCTTTGCATCAGATTAATCCGATGGCATATGTTCCAAGACAAATACGTTTTCGCTCAATTGGCTTCATTTCTGAATCGAAGTAAGTTTAATCGCATAGTCACTAAGTATGATGGTGATAAATATGTGAAGCACTTCACCTGCTGGAATCAACTACTTGCTTTGATGTTTGGTCAACTTTCCAATCGTGAAAGTCTGCGAGATTTGATAGTTGCTCTTGAAGCTCATCATTCCAAATGTTATCATTTAGGAATGGGTAAAAATGTATCAAAGTCATCGCTGGCAAGAGCAAATCAAGATAGAGACTATCACATCTTTGAAGAATATGCTTACTACCTGGTTAGCGAAGCACGACAAAAGTGTGCTAATCATATTTTCAAACTTGGCGGTAACGTTTATGCTTTCGATTCGACAACTATTGACCTGTGCCTTTCAGTCTTTTGGTGGGCAAAATTCCGCAAAAAGAAAGGTGGTATCAAAGTGCATACATTATATGATGTGGAAACACAGATTCCTGCATTCTTTCATATCACGGAAGCATCCGTACACGATTCTAAAGTTATGATTGAAATTCCTTATGAACCAAGCTCTTATTACATCTTTGACCGCGGTTATAACAACTTCAAAATGCTGTATAAAATTCATCAAATTGAAGTCTACTTTGTTGTCAGAGCAAAAAAGAATCTCGGGTACAAATCCATCCAATGGAAACGTAGGCTGCCTAAGAATGTGCTTTCAGACGCAAGTGTACTTCTGACAGGATTCTATCCTAAACAATATTATCCAGAGCCACTTAGATTGGTTAAATATTGGGATGAAGAACAAGAACGAGAATTTACATTCATAACCAATGCGATGCATATATCTGCGCTTCAAGTTGCTGAACTTTATAAAAATCGCTGGCAGGTAGAGCTGTTTTTCAAATGGCTCAAGCAGCACCTTAAAATCAAAAGATTTTGGAGAACTACAGAGAATGCTGTTCGAATACAGATATATGCTGCTATATGCGCTTACTGTTTGGTGGCAATCATTCAACACGATATGCAACTGAACAGAAGTACATATGAAGTGTTATAAATACTGAGCATCTCATTGACTGATAAGACTCATCTGAGAGACCTCTTTGATAAAACTAAATTTCAAAATGACAAAGAACGATTCGGACCAAATGGGCCAAGTTTATTTAATTTTTAATTCGTCCCAATTTTAATGGGACACTAATGATTTATTTCCAACCCGGATTCTGAGGAAGTAGATTCGGGTTCAATGATATTTCGTCCAACGGAATGTTGTACAAGTAATTTTTAGCCGTAAAATTCATACTATAAGTAACTCGCTTAGCATAGGGAGTAATAAAACCATCGGCATCGAATCCTACTTGATCTTTAATAGTCTTTATCTCATCGGCAGAGTACAAATTGGGGTCCATCTTAGCACCACGACGCACACGGTTAAATACGACCTCGCCTACATTCCAACGACAAACGTCGTCCCAACGATAACCTTCGGCAAACAACTCAATGCGACGTTCGCGACGGATTTCACGAATCAAGTTAGCGTTATCACCTTTCACATTAGGATATTTAGCAATTAAATCCGGATCAGCTATCGGATCAGCTTCCAACTTAAAAGTAAATCCTACACGGGCACGAAGCTGATTGATGGTTTTATCCAATTCGGGATCCTTCCCCAACTCAGCACCAGCCTCAGCACGAATCAACAAGGCCTCAGCATAACGCATAACAGGAGCGTCAATACCACCTTTGTGATTACCCACATAATGCTCAGATGCCTTATAGAACTTACATACCGAATATCCGGTACAAGATGCAGCGTAGAAGGTTCGAGTATCCGAGTTGGGAAGAATGGAAAATATATTAGGAGCTCCACCTTTTAACATACCTCCAGTAGTACGATATAAAAAACGAGCATATTTACTACCAGATTCGGGCAAACATACTGTTTGCAACAGACGTCCGTCGCGATTCTTCATCTCAGCATTATACCCCATGTTGGGATTGTGACAACCACAAAGAGATATGGGTTTTCCTGTATTAGCACACAAATATTCTTCGAAACAGTCACGGCTCATACCCTGTTCGCTATTAGGAATACTATTAGGCACGTTGTGCCCCATATTAAGGGCAGGATCATATTCACGAGAGAGAATTACCTCCGAATTATCATTGTAATTATCTTGTATGAAAAGATCGAAATAGCTATCGTCTGTACCCGATGCCTTATACAATTCATAACCATACCCCATCAGCTCTCCAGAAGCTTTGTAAGCCTCTTCGAGGAATTTTACATCGCCCTCTACATTACGATAACGGCGCCAAGTACCTTCATAAAGACAGATACGGGCTTTGAGTAATAAAGCGGCATCGCGACTCACACGATAAACTTTAGTCTTGCGAGGTAAAAACTCAATAGCCTTATTAATGGTAGCCAAAATATTGGTCATCACTAAATCACGAGAATCACGACCTTTATACAATTCGGGATTATCTTTATTCAACGTAGAGTCATACCAAGGTACCTCACCAAAAAGACACACCTTATTGAAATAATCAAAAGCTTTGAAAAATAAGATTTCTCCGGCAAATTTCTTTTTATCAATATCCGAAACGGGAGACTTTTCATAATTTTCAAGAAAAGCATTACAACCTCTCACTGTAGACCAGTCCCAGTCAGCACTACTAGTCATTACAGTGTTTTGACCAAATGTAATACTACTAGCACCAGCTGCTAAAAGATTATCAGACTGATACTCTTGCATAATCATATTTCCAATATTCCAAGACAAAGGATCACCATGTCCCTTGATGAGTTTAGGATAATAAAGATTGCAATATTGCTCTAATGCGGCCGCATTAGAAGTCTCCCAGAAACGATCACTAGAAATTGCGTCACCCGGTTCAGTATCCAAATAATCACATCCGGACAGTGACAAGCACAAAATGCAAATACATGAAAATATATATTTTTTCATAATACCTATCAATTTTTAAAATGTTATATTAATACCGAATGAATAACTTCTCATAAATGCATATTCTTTACCACTGTTCTCGCTAGACAAGCTATTATCAGTTATTTGATCTACAATATCAGGAGTCATAAATGGGGGCAAACCGGTTTTCTCCCACAAATTCATACCACTTACATAGATACGTACCTGCTCCATTTTCATCTTGGTCAACCAACTCTTGGGTAAAGTATAACTCAAAGTAATATCTTTCAAACGGATATATGCCGCATTTTGTAAGTATTTAGTTTGAATCTGCTTACTACGTTTATTGCCATTAGCATTCAAACGAGGATAGTAAGCTGTAGGGTTCTCATAAGTCCAAATATTGTCGATATGGTATTGGGTTACACAAGAGTTATAGATGCCTCTAGAGAATCCCCAAAAGATATCACTACTTGTCCACATATCGCGTTTACCCACCCCTTCGAAAATAGCACGGATATCAAAACCACGCCAACCAATACCTCCTTGTAAATTAAAACGATATCGAGGAGTAGAGTTACCTATCACCTTTTGGTCACCCGGATTGGCCAATGTACGATTACCTTGGTCTATCATGCCATCACCGTTTAAGTCTTTGTAGCGAATATCGCCCGGATACCACTTAGAAGAAATGTATTTCTGTACATAATTCATCTTGGCTGCTTCAAAATCGTCCATAATATAACCATCAGTCACATACCCCCAGATTTCACCCAATTTCTGTCCTTCATAATACATACCACCAGCCAACGAACCGTTGGGGTTATCGTATTTGGTTATCTCGGCCTGATAATCAGACAAACCTACGGTAAGCGAATAGTCCATAGGACTTCCTAACACATTCTTAATACGATCTTTCCATGTCAATTCCAACTCCCAACCAGTGGTACGCATATCAGCAATATTCTCTTTACCACCCGAAGTACCCAATACGGCAGGCAGTGTAACCGAACGTACCATATCTTTGGTATCACGTACATAGAAATCGAATGTGCCCATCAAACGATTGTTGAACAATGACCAGTCCAAACCCAAGTCTTTCGTCACAACCTTCTCCCAAGTCACTACACTAGGCAAAGAAGGTATATTCAACGCATTGACCATTTTGCCATCCATCATATAGTTGGTCAACACTTTACCTGAAAGAATAGACATATAGTCATGATAGCCGTTAGTTATCTGATTACCCAAAGCACCAACAGAGGCACGAAGTTTCAAATTGTCTACTACTTTGGAAAGTGGTTCGAAGAATTTTTCTTCCGAAATACGCCAACCGATAGAAGCTGAGGGAAAGAATGCCCAACGGTCGTCTTTGGCATATTTAGAAGAGCCGTCATAACGACCATTTACCTCAAGTAGATATTTGGAACGATAATCGTAATTCAAACGAAAGAAAGCCCCCTGTACACGCCAAATGTCTGCACCTTCAGCATTGTCTTTGTAGTTGATGGCCAAGTCGGAAATAGGCAACTCGTTATCATACAAGTCAGTCATGGTATATGAGGTATTAGCATAACTCTTCTCCTCTTGGTTATAACCACCCATTACCGAAATGTTATGGACGTCATTGAACGACGTTTTATACTCGGCCCATACATTGATAGCGTGGTAAATGTTGTTCGAATTATAGTTTCTCACATAGTTTGGAGTCTCTATAATCCATTCAGGACCGCCTTCAGGAAAAGTTTGCTTAATCTCTTTACGGTGGAACTTCTGAACGGTAGAATAACGATTCCAAGAGTAATCGCCCTTAATAGAAAGTCCTTTCAATGGATGTAAATCAAAACGTCCTATGTACCATTGATCCCAAGTCTCTTTCTTGTTACGTCCGGCCAAAGCCATCTTGCCAATAACGTTATAATTACCACTATTGAGATACATACCGGCAAAATCACCGTTAGGCAAAAAGATGGAAAGTGTAGGATACATGCGATATACTTCATAATACCAAGTTTGAGCACTGCTACCACCATTATCCATATAGGGTTCATCATTCTTAATGTTACTCATGCGAGTAACAAAACTCACGTCCAGCCAATTAGTTAGTTTAGTATCGAAACTGAACGCCAAGTTGAAGCGCTTATAAGAATCATTTCCGTAGCGAAAAATACCCGACTGGTCTTTGAAACCAATAGAAGCATAGTAATTGTTACGCTCGGTTCCACCCGAAAGGCTCACATTATGTTGCTGCATGAAAGCTGACTTTTGATAGAACTCAGATAACCAATCGGTGTTGCCCACATAGGCCCATCCCGGGTTGCTAGGACTATAATTTGAATTCTGAATGCCTTCGGTATCGACCAAGATTGCAGGATTGTGTTCCGGGTCGGCAATATGTGCATCAAGTTTCTCCATAAACTTCTCGTTAAAGTAATATCCACCCGGAGTATCATACTCGTATGCCTTATTCCACATACGCGCCCATACATCCGAACGGGGCATTTCCGGTAAACGGGCCGGTGAACTCCATGAAAGGTTATTATTATAGGTCACCCGCGTTTTCTGATTACGATTTCCTTTCTTTGTAGTGACAAGCATCACACCGAAGGCAGCACGTGCACCATAAACAGCAGCGGCAGAAGCATCTTTCAACACTGACACACTCTCCACATCTTGAGGATTAATCAATGACAGGTCGGAGATTTCCACTCCATCGACCAAAATCAAAGCATTCCCGCCATTCAAAGAGGTATTTCCGCGAATATTAATCTTGGCTGCTTCGTTTGGTTGACCGCTATTGAAAGTAATATTCAGATTGGGAACCATTCCCTGCAAACCCTGAGCAATATTAGCGATAGGGCGGTTTTCAAGGATTTCACCGGAAGCAGTTGTCACGGCTCCTGTCAGATTCAGCTTTTTCTGTGTACCATATCCTACTACCACGACTTCATTCAAAGACGCCGAACTTTCTTCAAGCATTATTTTCAAAGAATTAGTTTCACCGGATACCCAGACTTTTCTTGTGCTAAAACCTATATAAGAAGCAACAAGTAAGGCACGCTTACCATCTCTTATCCGTAACGTAAATCCACCGGACAGATCTGTGGTAACACCATTGGTCGTTCCCTGTACCGTAATATTTACACCCGGCAACGGCTGTCCGCTAGCATCAACCACTGTTCCTTTTACAGTATATTCTTTGATTTCTACCGGTACTTCTGCTTTCTTTTCTTCTTTTTGGGGAAGGCGGACAATAATCACTTGTCTCCCTTTTACTGTATATGTCAGTTGTCGAGGGGGTAATATTCTATTTAAAATAGATACAACTGATTCGTTTTGTGCTTTGACTGTTACTTTTTCATTTTTCTGCAAGACATCTTCTTTAAAGAAGAAGACATAATTACTTTTCTTTTCCAGTGTTTTAAACAGGGTTTCCAAAGAGACATTTGTCAGATTTAACGTTACATCCGTGGATTGAAGTAGCATAAACCCGTTTTCTGCCGAGACCTTTGGCAAATGGGACGTTAAAAGAATGCATAAAAGTAAAAATCGAAAACCAATATTGGTTAAATATTTACTTTTATTCCTTGTCTGAGAGTTATTTTTCATATTTTTGTATTGTTAGATTTATAACTTTGCTGAGTTATTTTTAATTCTAATGTGAACCGGATGATATTTCGCAGATATTATCCGGTTTTTTCTGTTTTATTTTAAGGTGGTATATTTTTCATTTCTTTCTTTTTAAAGGTTATACTTCATTTGAGTTTCTCAAGGCATGATGTATATTACATCCCCTCGCCTAGTTATATTTAATGGCGTAGTCAATGAGATAGCCTCCAATACTTCGTCAAGTGTACAATTCAAATCAAGACTACCATAATATTTTTCATCTTTCAAACTTCCTGATATTTCTATTTTTGTATCATAATATCTCGACAGTGATTTCAGCACATCAGAAAGTCTCTGTCCATCGAAATTCATAGCATCGTCTTTCCAACAAATATAGTTGTATACGTCCACCTCATTCACTTTTACTGCACCGTTATCTTTTGAAAGACGTTGATTAGGGAGCAAGCGCTTTTTCTCTTTATTATCTACTGTCACATCTACACTTCCCTGAACAAGTACCACTGCTGTCTCCGTATCTTTTACATAATCGGTTACATTGAATGATGTTCCCAGCACAGTAACTTCTAAACGATTCGTCTTCACGACAAAAGGGTGCTTAGCATCTTTACGAACGTCCAAATATACTTCTCCTTGTACATTCAACTTTCTATTCTCCGGAAAGTCCGAAGCATATGATATGCATGAACCGGAATTAATCCACAATAAAGAACCATCCGGAAGGATTATTTTAGAACGCTTCCCATAAGGTACCATTATCTGATTCACCGATATCTTTTCTCCTCTGGAAGCAACTACCAATTGTTCGTCCACTGTAACTGTACCGTCCTCACCTACCCGGATTTCAGCATTATTTTTGTCCAAACCAACGGCCTGTTTACCATCCAAAATAATCTGTATTTGCCCTGAATGACCTAAAGAGTCTATAATATTGGCTGTAACATCTGTAGTTTTCTGCAAATTGGATTTGGATAGAATATAATAAGTCCCCAAACAGATGAATAGTAAGGCTGCCACACTTGCCACATAAGCCATTACTCTCCGATAAGGTAATGTTTTTTTGTGAAGCTGTACCGGTTGCGAAGATTCATGTTGAAGCCTATCCATCATTCTGGCAAAACTTTGCATCTTATATTCCTCAGATACAGGTTTGCTATCTTCAACCACTTTCATATTTTGAATCACCGCAATAGCCAACTCTATCTTTTCTTCACAACCGGGATGCTGAATCTTATAGAATTTAATATCAAACCCATTATCAGAAAAACCATATCTTGCCCATTGGAAGAAATCATCATCCAACAAAAATTCTTCTATATCTCTAAATGTATATTGAGCCATTTTCTGCCTTATTTTCTATGATGACAAACGAGCAGATGAATTTATACTCATCAGGAGAAAAAAATCAAAAAAAAGACAGACGGGATAAGTAAAAATGAAAGAAGTATGCTATAACAAGTTACTATACAATTATATAGAAAGCACATTAATAAGAAATAAAATAGTAGCGGATGAAGATTCTTTCCTAATCTTTTCCATAGAACGGAACAATAGATTTCGGGCAGACTGGATATTAATTTTCATTATTTCTGAGATTTCTTCAAAACTCATCTCATGGATAAAGCGAAGATAGATTATTTCTTTCTGACGTCCGGTAAGTCCTTTCAATATATGATGAACCTCATCTGACAACCCTTGGTCATGCATCCAAGACAATTGCTCATCAATTGTATAATCCAAATCAAATGCAAAGTCATAATCCGGCAATGATTGAAGTTTCGCATTACGAAGTAATTGATTATAAATCAAATTCTTTAATGCACGAAATAGGAAGGAACGTAACTTTGTATTATCTTCAAGAATTATCTTTTTCTGATAAAGTTTCAGAAACAGGTCTTGAATCAAGTCTTCTACCATCTCATTATCTCCCCCCACTCTACGACCATAAGCTAATAAATCATCAAAGCATAAACAGTACAATTGAGAAAATGCCATTTCATTTCCACCCCAAAATTGTACCCATAAATCTATTATGCGTTTCTGATCATTGAGAGTCATAAACTGAATTTAGTTCTCAAAATTAAACTTCTTAATATATTCATTCAACTAACATGGGACAATATTCGGAAAAAAAAAATAACTGTGCAAATATTAAAGAATTAATATCAGTAAACATTATATAGATTAATTGCTACATGGTTTATTTTATGGCTGATTCTAAAATAATGTAATCCACATGTAATAATAATCACCATATTTTCGAAGCAGAATTTATGGTATCCGAACCGTTCTTTGACAATACAGCATATTTTTATACCGCTGCTAGCATACTCAATTTTAATCCTAATTCTAAGAATCCTTTTGTTTTCCTATTTCTCATCAGGAACTACTCGAGAAAAGGAAATTAGAGAGAGGTGGAGGGAAAACAAATGGGGATGAGTAGGATTTACGTTATATATCAGCACTTTACGCAAGGGAAACAAAGTGCAGAGAATGTGAATTTGAGCAGAAGTTCTGTTATCAGATTGTTAATCTATTTTCCTGAATGGTAATGAGGTAGGAGAAAATAACTGATAGAAGAGTATTCGGCGACTCATCTTTCTGTCATTGCAGTGCTTATTCTTTGTAATACAATGTTTTGCATAGTGAAGATCAGTTCAACAACAGGTAACTTTGTCCATAAAAAGAGGCATATGCAAACAAGCAAATTCAAGGTGTTACTCTACCTGAAAAAGAGCAAATTGTACAAATCGAAACAAGCTCCAATAATGAAATGAGTAACATATGAGTAAACAATTGCCCAATTTAGTTACAAGTTCTCGTGCGATCCTAAGTTGTGGAACGCTCAAGAAAACAAACTGAACAGCGAGAACCGAAAGGCGATGGCAACGAATGGCAAGTTGAAACGCTTTCTTCTCTCGGTACAGTCGGCTTATAGAGAACTTTGCGAGCGTAGTGTAGTATTTACGGCATCAGGCATCAAGGAAGGAGCAGTTCCATTTCATCCTCTTTCCGTCCTCACGGCAAATCGTTAGAAGTTCCACCTTCACCACCTAACGGAACTGTCAAGACATTCATCATGCCGATAAACAGAGCCACGACATAGTCGGTGAGTGCCTCTTATGATTTGCAGCTCCCCAATAATCGAATTCGTCATCAAACTACTGCATGACATTATCAAGAATGTAGAATTAAATAATCCTTATACAAACAATAAAAGAAACTTCACCACATCCCTATTATCCTTTGCTGAGTTTGCCTATGCACATCTACTGGGATGTTCCTAAGTGGGACGCGCTACTGGGACAGTTTCTTGGTGGGACGACAGGGATAAGATCCATTCACCCTTCTTTAATCTGTCTATGCCTAATCTTTACCCTTTCCTTCAAAAAAGTCCGTTTCGCCGTTCAAATCCCTCGAAAGCTTGATATATGTATGAAAACAAATATAATATTATCTGGTAAGCCTACACTCTATTTTCCCTATTAATATCTTATTATATTTCAACTTCTTACCTGCAAAAATAGTCCGTGTCCTGCGGATTGCCCAAGGCAGCCCTACGGGCTGGTTGGCGAGCAAAAAATCATCCTCGCTACGCTCCGGTATTTTTTCCTGCCAAGCCTTGCACAATCCCGGACACGAACAACCCGGCAAGTAAGAAATCGAAATACTGGCTCCACGGAGCCGGTTATGTCTAATTTTAAATGATTAAAGTATGGCTGAAATGACCGAAATGCAGGTTCACGAAGAACGAGTAATGAACCTCGTAGAAAGTAGCAGTGGTAACCCGACAATCACTCCACTTACAAAAACGAATGCGCACCGTGCAAAATCCATCCGGCGGATCGGAACGGACAAAAATGCGGTCGCCTTCCATTTCCGCAAGAAAAGCAAAGGTATGTATATGTATATCCATACCTACACGGAAAACGATGAAGAGAAGGAATTACATGCTTCTGACTTCAAAAACTGGGAAGTAACAGAATTCAAGTATCCCGGCTATCTGGAAGAACTGGAAGAAATCGCCGTCAATGCCTACCGCTGGAATTCCCATGAGCCGGAAACAAGGGCTGAAACGGACATCATGGGATATGAAAAGCAGCTCCATGAAGACCTGAAGAAAATACCGGAGGCAAAAAAACAGGATTACATCAATACTTACAAAAGTAAAATATCCGTTTTATTCCACAGCCTCTCACGCTGCGCAAACCCGATGGTGACAGGACGGGGCGGATTCAATTTCCAAAGGAATGAAAAGGCACAAAATGCCTATCAGAACAGATACGACGAATTCCTGAAATGGCGTGAGAAATTTCTGAAAACCATGCAACTGCTCACGGAAAAAGACAGACCCGAAGAAGAAAAACGGGAAGAAACATGGCGCAGGCTGAAACGTGACATTGCAAGCAGTGCGAACACGATTCACGAGATTGATACGGGAAAAGCCAGAGGGTACAACCGGGCACTCTTCGTAAGCAGCATCTTCAACAAGGTCAGCACATTTGCCGGCCATGGCGACGTGGAAATCGTACAGAGGGCTATCAACTTCATCTCCGAATATAATGCCGGCATAAAGAAGCCTGTCATCACGCCACGCCACCGGTTCTTCCAGCTGCCTGAAACAGCCAGTCGCATGCGTGACAAGTTAAAGGAAACCAAAGAACAGGAAAACAGGGAAGTAACGTTTGAAGGTGGAACCCTCGTTTGGAACTATCAGGAAAGTCGTCTGCAAATCCTCTTCAACAAAATACCGGAAGAGAGCAAACGCAGGGAACTCAAATCATCCGGTTTCCACTGGTCACCCAAGAACAGGGCATGGCAACGGCAACTCAATCCGAATGCAGTGTCTGCAGCAAAGAGAATCTTAAACCTCCAAAATATCTGACCATGAAAAAAGAACATCTGAAATTTGTCATTGATTCCCGCTATTTCCGAGGAAGCTGCGTCACCTCCATGTCGGACGGCATACACTGTGACTACTACGGCAGCACACTGGAGGAACTCAAGAAACAGGAAAACAATCCTTTTCTAGTTGCGGTAACAAGAAATGCCATACACAAGAGGTCGCGTATTCATGACAAGTCATTGTGCCGACCCTTCCGCGAAATTACAGAGGAGAACTATTATAACTGTATGAACGAACTGCCTCCCGTCCGTCTGAAGCGCCATTCATTCTTTTTCGGCGAGCCCTACCACGGCAGTCTGTACATGTTCTGTTTCACCATCGGAAAACGTTTTTTCCGGGGACTGCGTCCGATCATGACACCTCAGGCCGAACTGGAGCGGCAAATGAACGAGCATTACCACAACATCACATTCAAGGGAAAAGTCACCAAAGGAAAAGCGGAGAGAATTACAAGCAAGGACAAGCAGGAGATCATCACCATTCCCTATTCATTCACCGACAAGGAAAACAGGGAACGTTTCATCTGCAACATGGTGACCGGAGGGAATGATGGTGGGGACACCTGCAAGGCCAGAAAAAACATGGCGAACATACTGCTCAGCCTGAGGAAACATCATTTTCTGTATTTCTCCGGATATGGCAGGCATGACGACATGGAAACATTGCTGGATGAAGTGGAGGAAAAGAGATACACCATAATAACAAGCGGATGCCTCTTCCAGTTTCCTCCCTGCCGTGATTCCGTCTCATTCACCGGAACCGTCAAGGAAACCGGAGAAAACTTCTTCTACAGGATTTATGACCGGGAACTGTTCCTGCACATTATGCACAGACTCAGAGCCGTCAAAAGAGAGAAAACACCGGCTGAAACAAAAGCAGTCCTCCCTAAATGCAAATGCTATGAATAATACGGAGTCATGGAAAAAATATGTTCCCGAAACGGTCAGCCTGTATCATGTGGACTACCGGGAGAATCTGGACAAACGCGAAGACCTGCAGGAGCAGTGCATCCGGAACAATAACATGGGGAGGCTATATGAAACAGTCATGGAATGTTATGCTGAACAGGAAGCGGAAAGTCTGCTCAAAATACTCGAGGAAATCAAAGAGAAGATGGCAGAAGAGAAAAGGCAGGAAGAATTCGAGGAACACCGTGAAGAGATTACGGACCTCATCTTGAGCAGGAGTGATACCGACCCGGCGGAAGAACTCATAAAAAATTCCGCCGCCGTCAACATGTACTACTCTCCCGGTGCGAAAATAGAGGAACGCATCGGAAAAGCATCCAAAACTATGTCCTGTTACAAGGTCAGGCGCGCCCTGAAACTGAAGAAAGGACAGTTTGACACACTAATTGAAGAACTGGTGGATAATGCCACATACGGTGGTGAACTACGTATTTATTTCAATGCCGGGTTCAATGAACTTGTCACAAACGACAACGGAAAAGATTTCAGAACCATCCGTTTCCACGGGGATGTCATCGTAGCCGTCGCCAACAGTTTCAACGGTTCCGGCTACCACATCAGTCTGCCTCTGGACATTACGTTTCCATTCGTCAGGGACAGACTGTTCGTAGACTCACAGGTACGTTATTCCTATGCAACCGAAGTATGCGGAATGTGCAGGGACTGGTGCGACTCCACCAGCTGGGAAACTGAATACAAAACCGCCAGGAATACAGGCAGGAACAGACAGAAAGAAAAAACATTATCAACCAATTAAAACGGAATATCATGAGAATCATGTGCAAACAGGAGTATTACGACCAGGTAGTACAGTATGCGGAATCAATCAAGGACACTTCACTGCAGAACTGCATGGAACGTCTTGAAGCATGGGAAAAGAATCCGGACCGCCCGTGTGAAATAGAGCTTTACCACGACTGGGCGCCCTATTCGTTCGGGTTCACCCAAAGGTACCCGGACGGCAGCAGAGGGATTGTCGGAGGGCTGCTCTATCACGGCTCACCGGATGAATCGTTTGCCGTACAGCTGACTCCCTTCAAAGGATGGCAGATACACACTTAAAGTTTCCGGAACATGGAAGAATGGATGCAGTATGCCAGGGACATGGCAAAAGCGGAAAAAGAGCTGGAGATCGAGCTGTGGGTGATCATCTCCTTTTACAGGACTACGGAGCAGGGCGGCAAAGTCCTGCTCTTCCGATATGACCTGCCACGAAAAGTGGCGGACAAATATGACTGGGTCGTCCGGTGGAGAAGGGCAAGACTGACCTGTCAATATCCCAAAGGGAATGTTACACATACCTACTGCCTGTATGACAGGCACAGCGGTGAAGACTATTCATTCGGCTCCTGCCTCTTCTCATTGGCGGCAGCCAAGGCACAGGTCACCAGGATGGAACGGAGGATAAGGGAATACACCACATGGCAAAAGCAGAACAACCTCTTTTTTGACGAACAGACGGACGAAATGCTCCAAAAGGCTGTCACCAAGCTCAAAATAAAAAAAGAAAATGTACAGGAGGCAGAAAGAAGGCTGCAAAGGAAAGCCGAAAAACACCAACGGGAAATGCGGAAATAGCAAAACGGATTACGCATTTCCATTTCTTGCCGCAAAGATAGCCGTTTGCCGGACTGAATGCGCAAGGCAGCCCTGCGGGCAGGTTGACAGGAAAAAAATCATCCTCGCTACGCTCCGGTATTTTTTTCCGTCAAGCCTTGCCGCAATCCCCGGCAAACGGACAACGCATCCAACAAGAAATAAAAATGCCCGTCTCACGACAGGCTCATGTATAACTAAAAAATGATCGGCTATGATTACGGATGAAAGAACCCGGAACAGACTGTATGCGGATACGGAAACGACACTTTTCACACTGGAAGACAAATCAGGGGCAATATTACGGATAATGGAAATCATACGGGACACCCCCGAATATGTACAACTTTCACCCCTTCTTCCGGCATACGCGGAAGAAGACCGGCAGGCAGAATGGTGGAGGAGCAAAGAACCGGATTTCCTGCTGGCGGAACTGCTGCATGTACTTGAACTCTACACACCGGAAGGATTCATACTGGGACCGATAACCGGGAGAACGCATGCTTTCGGATATACAAACCCGGAATATGAAAAAAATCTGATCTACAGGATAGAGATCGAGCTTGACTGGGGATATGTGTACGGGAAAAAGAACGAATATAGAAAGAAAAGGAAACTTTATGAGGAAATTGCGGAAATATTCACCACGGACGGATATACGGCAGAGATGGAGAAAAGAGCAAAAGGATGCCGGATAACCAAAGGGAATACAAGGCTTTATTCACATTACGAATGGATAACCGGACAGTGTGAGGCCACACACCTGACCGGAACGCTTATCCGGTTACTCAGGGAAAGCAGGAGATTCCATCTGATTAAGTGCACCCTGCTTGATTTCATATTCAGTTTCACACAGGAAGAGGAGCTGGAATTTTACCGGCAGCAAAACGAAACAAGCATATACTACCGGATATTCGACCTTTTCAGAAGGAAACCGTGGACTGTTACCGAAAATCTCATGACGGTGGCTTCAGAAATCAGCATACCGACTCAAAAATATCCGGAAGGGCCCGACCGGGACTCCCCCGCTTACAAATATGTCAGGGAAGCCTATCAAAAACTCATAGACAAGGGATATCTGGAAGAATACACCCGAACCTGGATAAGGGAGGAACTCCTTTGTGCAAAAACAACCCCGGAAGGAATATCAAAAAACATATTCTATGGAACTCAGCTATAACCGTCTATTACTCATCTTCCTGTGGCAGTACAACCACCACGGGGAGGAAGGGCTGAACCTGCACCTTTTCGAGGAGACCTTCGGAAAGACACAGGGCAGTCATTATTACGACAAATGGATGAACTGTTTCAACCGGGACCTCCGGGACATGATCATCTATTTCAGAGGGGAGGGTGAAAACGGACAGAAGTTCTGTGACATGGTGGCCCGACAAATTGAAGTATACCGTAAAAATCGAAAACACTATGGAATTTACTGACCTTTATACAGTGGAAAGCCTGCAATGCTTCAACGGTTTCCATTACCGCGGGTATCGGGTAAACCAAAGTGACACGGACAAGGTAAACCGTCTCATTGCAATAATCCGGCAAGAACGGGAAAAGAATATCGGACCGGCAGCAGGTGACATTATCGAGTATACCTGCCGGAACGGTGACTGGTTTCAATCGGCACACATCGAAGAGATATGCGACGGACATTTCAAGATCTGCCTTTCCGGAAGCATCCCGTTCTGTTATGAAAGCGGGGACGGTGTCGGCTATAACGTCCATGAAGGGATATGGACTTATCCGAAGAGGGCCGCCTTAAGACCGGCAGGTATCAGGGAAAAGCAGTTCAGGACATGGGGACATGCCGGAAAATGCGCCAATGGGGAGGTATACTTCACGGCCTGTGTCCGTGCGTGGCAATATACGGAACCGGAACCCCTGTATGGCAGATATACTACCAAAAACTGGAGCAAATACCACATCAACAGGCAGCCCGACCCGGAACATGACGGCGAGTTCTTCTACATGAACGAAGGATTCACCCTATACTCACGCGAGGAACTGGACAGGCTGACCGGAATCCTTCACGGGAAACTCTTCGACGGGATATACAGCAACTCACTCGTTCTATGGGGATACTACATGAAATGGGAAATACTCACGGAACAGGAATGGAACGAAACAAAAGCCGAAATACACATATCCTTTCTCGGAAAGTCTCCCGTGAAAATAATAACCTGCGATGATACCCGTACAATAACCGTTTATAAAAAGAAATAACAATGGCAAAATACGAAACCCCTCCCCCGATCCGTCCGCTTGAGAAGCTGATAACGAATTTCTCCTACACAAACGGACTCGATCCCGTCAATGTATTCAATGATTTCCTGACCTATATCATCCACGGGTTTTCTCCCGGTGCTCCCCCACTGCAGAGCTGGAAGTACAAACGGCAGCAGAACATGAAATTTATGGAAATGCTCACCGGGTGGGTACGGCTCATGGCAAGCCGGATAAAGGATGATACAAGCTGGTATGACCCTTTCGGGGATTTATATATGGCACTGGTTTCCAAAAGTGCCCAGCAGTCACAGGGGCAATTCTTCACTCCGGTATATATCTGTGACCTCATGGTGCTGTGCACCCAAACGGAAGAAAAAAAGACCGGACAGAGGATAGGTGATCCGACCTGCGGAAGCGGAAGGCTGCTGCTGGCCTATCATGCACGGAATCCGGGAAACTACCTCATAGGAGAGGATATCAACCGGACCTGCTGCCTGATGACCGTATGCAACATGCTCATACACGGATGCGTAGGGGAAGTTATCTGCCATGACAGCCTGAATCCCGGAAACTTCGTGGACGGTTGGAAAGTCAATCCCATGCTTGCATGGACAGGCATACCCACGATAAAGAGAATGAACATGAAGGAATACCGGGCAGGCAGGAATCTTCCGGCATCCCCTTATATCTTACGAAAAACGATGCCAGCGGGTGGCAGGAAGCATAAAACGGACTCCCTGCTGCCTTTACAGGCCGTTTTCAAGATGTAATAACGACATAAAATATGATACCAAACCCGATCATCAGCATGAAAAATGATTATATACAATATTTTATAAGCATACCACCGGTATGCCAAATTTATTTATTAACCCATTAAATACAACAATTATGGAAGTTACAGTAATGCCGGCCGCTGCACCGGTACAGAAGCAGCAGGGATTGAACCAGGTAGTCATAAACAAGGTTCAAAAAATGATCGAAGGAAAGCAGCAGGGTGTCATGGCTACAATCACCCGCCTGCTCGAAGAGGGAAAAATCGCACAGGACTTCATCGCACCCATAGGAGTGAACCTGCGTAATGAGGACCGCCATCCGGTTATCACATTCCAGGCAGAGGAACAGGTACAGATGAACATGCCGGAAGGGAATTTCAACCTGCACGGAAATGCCATCAGCCAGATTTCCGAGAAAATGGGCATTCCGGCAAAATATCTTAGGGAGCTTTCTGCAGGAGACGCCTGGCAGAAACAGCTGTGCGCAACCATTCTCAACGAACATTCGGGATGGACGGGGCGCACACGCGTGCTCATCCGTGCGGTAGGAACGGAAATCAGGGGTGTACTCTCAGACTCGTACCGGCGGCTCAACTCCGTGGACATACTAACCGCATTCATCAGGGAAGCGGCAAACAACGGAGCCGTCGTGTCCGACGCCTATATGAATGACACCAAAGTATGGTGCGAGACGATTCTTCCTACATCGGTTGAAATACCCACCCGTAAAAACGGGACGGTAATCATATTCGCGGGAGCAAGATTCAGCACATCCGATTTCGGAAACGGTTCGGTGGACATGCGCTCGTTCCTGCTCAACGGAGCTTGCCTGAACGGCATGGTACGTGAATCGGTCATGCGGCAGATTCATCTGGGAGGACGCCTGCCGGATACGCTTGCGCTCTCGCAAAGAACCTATGAGCTGGATACGAAAACTACCGTATCAGCTGTCAAAGATTTGACTAAAGGACTTTACAGCAAGGATACGATCATGCAAAAAGCCATCGAAATTCAGGGAGCGTCGGAAATAGACGTGGACTTTGACAAGGAACTTAAATCCCTGGTACAGCGTGGCGCGTTGCTGAAAAACGAAGGACGGGAAGTCGAAAAGCTCCTGATGAACAACAACCCCGACGACGGCATAACAGGAGGGGCAACACTCTGGAAACTGGCACAGGGCATCACCGCCTTTGCACGGGAACAGGAGCCGGAACGCAGCAGGGAGCTGCATGAGATATCCGGGCAACTGATGAACCGGGTGAAAAACAACTGAAATGGAATCATAGAATGAAAAATCAACAGAACTTGCCGGACCTTCCATTGTCCGGCAAGCAACTGTAAAACAGAATCATTCACAATGGACAAATTACCGGACTACTCAAAAATAATTAATATGCATGTGCTGATACGGATACTTTAATAAGAGTTCCTGTATCCGCTTTCTTTGTTCCAGCGCATATGCCATTCCCTCCTCAGTACACATGGCAGCTTCAAACTGTCCTTCCTGCAATTGGTCCCTACGTATATAAGTTTTATTAAGCCAGATTTTGTCTGTTATCTTTTGGATAAAAATCACTCCTTTACCAGTAATACCCAATTGATTGTCGGGATATTTTTCAATAGGAAAAGGAACACTGCAAATATCTCCATTATGTTTAAAAAACTCCTTGATAACCTCCTTCTTGTCCATTGAAAGGTCCCGCAATTCACGTTCCCGATAGCGGTCAAACAGGTGCGAGGTGAAGAATGCATATTCGTCATCCTTCTCACCACCACGAACAAGTAACATATACCCCTTGCTAGTCAGATAAATCAAATAGACTTTTACATAAGGATGACCGCCATATCGCTGGAATGCTTTCCAACCGGGTGTAAAAGGAAGAACACAAAACGTAGTGTTATGGTCTACCTTATAATCCAACTGCTTGAACCATACATTCTCTTCATTCTTATGTTTAAAAAGATACCGCCGCATACCCTGGCAGTCTATCCGTTCCTTGGAACGGGGGAAAATGGAATCATGAATCTTATCATATTCCCTTGCTATCTCTTCATAGCTCATTGTTTCTACTATCATGGCAAAGTTATAGTTTTTCCATCGGTGGCATGGATGGGATTAGTTTGGTAATCTTATCGTTATCCAAAATAAAATATTTGCACTGCCCTGCTTCGGTAGCTTCCGGATATCTGGGGGTACCATACTTTTTACTCAAGCAACAGAAATTCGGATTCATGCTTGTCTCATAACCAGAACGGCGAAATTTGCACAAGCGACAATTTTTAATATCAAGACCTTCCTGTAGCGCCCTAATCAATCCATAATCATATATTGACGGTTCACCGACGTAATTACAATAATCCCCGTCAATATTCAGTTCGAGAATTGCACTACGGTTTCTTCTTCCCTCATTGCATACAGGCATATCCTCATAATTGGAGACATAGGCTTTCCCACTCCGAAAGAGCAGGAAGCGAAACAGTTGCCGTTTATCTAAAAGAACACTTTTTACAGAATCCCGTTTAAATCCATAGAATACTATTTCCTGTTCATTTTCACTGACAGGACAATCCATCAATCGCCTGATGTCATTATCCGACCGGATGTGAATTTCTATTATTTTAAGGGCAGAACTCCTTTTAGCTTCCGCACACCTGTGAGTCACATAAAATTCAATAGAAACTGGAGCCCTGTCTTTTCGGGTACTCTTTGTCAAGAGCAAATCAGCACGGTAGTTACCCACCTGTTGTTCTTCCATACAGGTATCATAATACTCCTTCAAATCATATTTTCCCATTATTATATCATGACATCTTTCTTTTCGATAGAACGGGCATGACTGGTTACGGGAGCATTTGATCCGCAAAGTATATTCGATTACAAAAGATTGCGAATTATCAAATTTTCTCTTCAACATCAATTTTGCCAGTTTATGAAGATAAGTCTCCGAACCGCATGATTCACCACCTTTATGGGCAAAATGATGTGCTTTCTCATTACCTAACCTGGCCATCATTAACGCACCGCACGAGATACAATGAAAATCATGTTCCTTTCTGTACTCAGAAGATACATTATCAATATCTATGATGGAATCGTGCTCGTCATAGGCAAAATGATATCTGACAGTACACATAAAACTTATTTATTAGTAACAAAATCAATCTTACAGTCAAGTGTAGTAGCAACCTTAGCCAATATATCAAAACCCGCCGAATACCGTCCCTGTTCAATACAATACTGATTGACCACATCAATACCGGATCTGGTAGTCAATGTCTTGGTATCCATTTTCTTCCCTTCATATAATTGCCCGATACGTACCCCGGTCCGCATTCGTTCCTGCTCCCGGCTCAACTGGAAACGGATAATATGGCTATAGTTGTTTTTTACAAGGTATCTGTTAAATTCCCACACGGTGTCCATATGGACACCGTAATGTGTGTTAAATACCTCTTCCTGAGATTCAGACAATACATTGTCAAAACGTTCATTAACCAGGCTGTTCAAATCCCCCGTAAAGCCGATGATACAAGCATCGCCATTTTTAGCTTCAACTTTCGCCCTCCGGTGATCAATAAATCCAGCACGTGCCATACTACTTATATCGTTTTTATTGTGGCATACCCCACAGTTTAATTCTGTTACAAAGTTAAAAAAAGAATTCATCCGTCTATAGATTTATACAGAAACTATTTTTTGTATCTTTGCTTCCCTTTTACAGACATTTATTGAAAGAGAAAACTTATATCAATACTCAAAATGGAAAATAATAATTCGAGCCTGTATGCACAAAAGGCCGTTGAAAGTTTCTATCTGGACCGTCCATACGGTATAAGAATTGATTACTCCAGGAAAGGTTTCGTCCTGTTCAACCGGAAACTGAACCTGCTTGGAATGGACAAATGGAACTCAATTGAGGAATTACCGCTGGAAGAATATGACAACCCGGAAGAAATACCGGTTGAAGGGGTGGATATTCAAAGATACAACAGTAAAGTGGACATATTCTTCTACACGGACAAATCCAGTCCCTACCATAACGGAAGACTGGATATGGAGTGTCTCAAAAAATACAACAAATATATCTACCGTCTGTCAGTACTACTGGGCAGAACCCTATAATAAAAGAGCCGCGAACAATATGGCATACTGTTCACGGCTCCGGTAGCATGTAATCTAAGGTATATAGAAAAGTTCAAACTCCCTCTTCCACCTTGTCAATCATGGAAGGCGTATTTCCGGCACGGGCGGAAAAAGCGGAAATCGAAAGAACAATAAAAAAAGTTTTTTCCCATAATCCATTTTTCCGTTTGTGCTTTCAAACAACTAAGGAAAGCCCAGTGTCTTCTTCCGCAATATTCCGATTCAAGTTATCCACATCCCGATGCATACGGCTGTAATCATTCCGACAGACCGCCAGTTCCTCAAACACGATTTGTTTAGGCAAAAGACGGTGACAATAATAGCTGCTGCCAAATGGGACACCTCCCCCTTTGTCATACTGGATGCGTTTGTCAAACATCAGCAATTGAAGCTCCCTGTCCTTGAACAGCCGGCACGGACCGACACTGTTCAGCCAGAAATTGGACATCAGCAGGGCGAACGGCTTGTCCAGTTGCAGGCAGCGTTCAAAAACGTCCATTTTTCTGCTGAAAGGCGGATTAGATACTATAATATCCCAACAATCCGGCTCGTAAGCAAAAAAATCCTGTCCGGTACTTATATGCGAGTATTTTACCTGAAATCCGGCTTCCTGCAGATGAAGCACGAACTCGCTGTGGCACGTGTCAAAAGGGCACCATATGATCTTCCCTTCAGGCAGATACTTGATGATGGGAGCCACTCCGTATCCCGGAGTGTATTTCTCGTCACTGCAGTTCAAGAACATCCTGCTCAATTTACTGGGCACGGGCTCCTCCTTCCGTTTTCTCCGCCCCGTCATTCCTGTTATTGAAACCGAAACTCAGCTGCCGGACATCCTGCCAGTTATTTTCAAAGTACAAATCAATCGTTTGTGTCTCATTCGTACTCCTTGAAGTGTAATACAACCGGAACTTCTTCTCACTCAATAAATAGCGGTCATTGGGTTTCAGAACCGTACCGTCTTCCAGTTTCAACAATCCGTTCCCGTCAGGCTGGAAATAGCGGAGAGTATAAAGCGTTCCGGAAAAATTACCTTCCTCGGTAATTTCCAGACGGATTTCCACCGTCTGGCCACTGACTATCTTGTCCGCTACGGGCATCGCCTCTACCGTGAACGGGTATTCCTGCTGAATATCCAGGTCATCACTACAAGAGGTAAAACAAAACAAGGAGGCTGCCATGCAGCACAATATCATTATCAGATCAAGTATCTTTTTCAT